GTGGCGAGTCGGTTATTCAATCAAGAAAACCTGTCATCCCTCGTGTAAGCATCGCAAACCCCAAACTAGCAACCCAGGAGGCAAGCAAACTCATCAGCGCTCTCGGTGGTGTTGAGGCACCAACCGTAAGAATGGTACGTCGTGACGGCTTTGTACTTGAGCCTGTAGTTTCTGCTCAGGTTCTTAGAGCAATCCCAGATAACAGAGACATGGAAGGTGCTCATTATCTCATGTCGGTTCAGTCCGTAGACCAATTGGGCGGACAGGAACTTGGCCTTCTTTCAAACACTGGAGTAACAAAACTTAGTTATGTCCTTCCTGGCGGTTCATCTCTTTCTTTGGAAAAGAAGCGCCCTCTCACGGTTGGCGAAAGAAGAAAATTAGGAAGAACAGTAAATACCGCCTCGGCCGTTTCTGTAGAAAATAACCCAGTTGCAAGACTTCAAGAAGTAGTAAACCAAACCGGAGACGGAATCGGATACACGGAGTCTTTTGTAAACATAAGCAATCCAAATGAGATGGTTTCAAAACCTGGCAAGAAGCCAGTTATCAAATGGGTTGATGCTGCTTTTGGTAAAGGCAAAAAAGCAACTGCGATTTCTGAAACACGCGGCGGCAATGATGTCTCTTCAGAAATTGGCAAAAAGATATCAAATATTGATGACGCTATTTCTCACCTGAACAAAAATGGTTCAATTGCCGAAATAGACCCACTCATCTTGCAGCAAGTTCTTGCCCAGGCATCAATCATTAAGTCTCAAAAACTTGATGCCAGAAGAACTTTTATTACTCTTCCAAATGGAGATAAGTACACCGTCTACTCACAGGCAAAACCATTTGAGCACATCGGTCAAAAATTTGCATCAGACGTTCAGCAACACCTTGGACTTGAGTCTCCAGATGTTTTCTTTATTGGTCAAGGAGATACGCGAAAGTATGCAGTTCAAGACCCGTCAACAGCACTTAGAGGATTTAAGCCCGACAACTCCAAAGTGTTCAAAGACTTCTCTCCTGCTGATGTGGCGCGAATTATCGTCGCCGACATACTTACGGACCAGCGAGACAGGGGTCCTGGCTCAATAATTCCAATGTCGGATGGAAACGCCGCACGACCCGTTTTGGTGAATAACTTCACCTCGGGCCTTGTTGCTCTAGATAAAATAGATATAACAAATAGAATGAACATGAAAATTGATGACTTATTCTCGGCAGACCGCACTGCTCAGTACAGGCAATACTGGGCTCAACTTCGTGAGAATCAGAGATTTTCTTTCAAGAAAGAGATTGACTCTCTTCTCAAGAAGGCTCGCTCATTTAATTTTACAAATTTTAAAACAAGACTTTATAGCGATGGACATCTAAGTGAGGCTGAAAAGGACCACTTGGATATTGTTAATAAAATCCTAGAACAAAGAATTACATTGCTAACAAATAGCAAAGACATCTTGGTCCGTGTATTGGAGAACAAGCAATGAAAACAGTAGCCGTACTTCACGATGCATTGCAGGGTGAGCATTTTGCAATAGCAGTAAAGAGCGAGTCAGGGCTTGAATTTTTTGGCTCTGGTGCAAGAAGCAACGAGTGGGCAAACTGGGCAAACAACTCTTCAGTTAAGTCTCTTGACGGTCTAGATATTCCGCCAGGCGTAATAATTGGTCCATTTAAGGAAGTTGACAACTTAGAGTTCGCACGATATGCAGGCAATAATGAATTAGAAGCAACTAGCGTCAAGCAGTTTGGAAGAACCGGCAAAAAACAAGTTCTTAAACTTACTGGTCAAATTTCTTCAAAGTCACGTGTTCCAGCAGTTGCAGATACTCCTCTACAACATTTTTCAAATGATAAATTTCTTAATGCTGTTTCTTATAAGGCATCATCTTTCAAGAGCGATGTAAAGCGTTCAAGTTTCTTAAGAGAAATAAAATCAAATAGATACGCATTTGATATTGAGTCAGGACAGTTTAATGTTCCAACAAGTATTGAAGTAAAATCGCTAGTCAGAAATAGAATTGAAAAAAATACTTCTAATTCTTTTGAGCGTAGGCTTGGACTCAAGATGCTCAAGGTTAGCGAATACGGCTCGGAGCGCATTGCCAAAGGTCTTGAAGAAACTCTTGAGACAAAAGGACTTGGCGTAACTATCGGCGGTTCTGCAGGTACTGGAGCGCGTGCAGGAAGAAGAGCAGGCAAATTTGTAACAGCAAGATTTGACCCCAATGCAGTTGACGCCGATGGAGACAAAATAATCCAAGAAGGAACTTCTTTTGAACGCCCTGCAACACCAAACGTTGTTGGTATGGCTAAAAGAACCGAAGAAGCAGCACGTGGAGTAAAAATACGCACGGAGTCTTCAGGTCTAAAAATGAGATTCAGCGGTGAACAAGGCAAAAAAGCGCTCAAGGACGCAGGTCTGGTCACCTGGGAGAGCGATGGACATACATGGGGATGGAGACTTCCGGAACCAGCAGAAAAATATTTTATGGAAAATGTAATTCCTCTTTTGCCAAAAACAAATAGGAGCGGAAGAACTAGTGCTCATCAAAGCATACTTGATGACCCCCATGGTGGGAAGTTGATGCTCGGCAACATCAGAAAATTTCTCGGTCTTGATATTGATTTAGATACTGTTACCAATGAAAAAAAGAGAAAAGCATTTAAAAAGAAATTACTTAGTGGCGATGAAAGCATTTATAAAGAACTTTTCAAGAATGCTTTAATAATTGACCCTAAAACAAATACGGAAATGAGATTTGGAGATTACGTCATTCAATTAGACGGCGGTAGCGGTCTGGGGTCTCGCAGGTCCGTATCAACAACCCTTAGTTCTCGCGCAAGAAGAGAGCGTGCAACTGTTCAAAATGGTCTTGCTTCACGTAAAGTAAAGAGTAAAAAGCGCGGTGCACCAGGTATTGACAAGGTTGACGCTTCAGACGGAACGGCATGGGAATCTCTAAAACCAGAGCAGCACGACAAGATTAAGAAAAACCTTCAAGTCAGAAGACAAGAGATTCAAGATGCACTAAAGGAATCATCGGATGCATGGAATGCATATCTTCGGAATCCTAGAAATATTCAAAGACATAGAGGCATAAATGCTTCAAGCGACTTGACTGATGACTTCCTTGTTCAACTTCAAAGAATTATTGAAGATAACCTTGATGCTGCTAAGGTCATTGATGATGACAAGAAGAGAACCGCAGCAGTAAATAAAATCATGATGGTGCAGCGTCAGTTTGACGACCTTCGCACAATCAATAATATGAATAAAGAAGGCGGAGACTACAGTCTTCTTGAGCACCTTCACCCGGCGTCTCGTGATGCTGCTCTTGGTAGAGGAACCCGTAAGGCGGGAACTAAGTATGTTTACGAAAAAGCACTTGAAGAAGGTGACAAAGTTCCTTCTCTTGCAAAAACAAAAGAATCAACAATATTTGGTAAAGGCGCTGGAGAAAAAATATACGTTGATGATAAAAAACTTGCTACAGGCGAGCGCGCAATTGTCAAAAAACAAACAGACCAAAAACTTAAAAAACTATCTCGTCGTCTGTTTGATGTAAACCCAGAGCGTGCAGCCAAGCGCGAGCGTCGCAAAGCCAGGAAAGCCGGAGAAGGTCGTGCTGCAGAGCAAGCAAAGCCAGTAGATGCAGCAAAGGCTCGTATTCGTAGGGCACGACGTGCAGTTCAAGCCAAGATACGTGGAGATGAATCGCCAGCAGACGTAGCAAAGCGCTCAGCAGCAACAGCAGCAGTCAATAAACATCCTTTGAAAATTACAGAGGGTGACACCCCGATGGAATCCAAATACACGATTACTAAATCGTGGATTAAAAAGATGGCTGTTATTGCTAATGAAACAGGTGCTGCACTTACTGGAGATAAGAAAAGGAGCCGTTCAACAAGAGACACAGACCTGCTCAACCTATGGGAAAATAATGAGTTCAATGCCCTTCCAACGCCAATTTCTTCAGAAGTTGCAGAAAGACTCATTGGAGCAGGATGGGCTCCAATGAGCAGAGGAGTTGGAGACAACCCAGGTTTTGGTGAAGCGTATCTTTCCGACCCAGACAGGTTTATCCCCGGACAAGGCGGCCGCGTGTATGGTGTTGGTGAATATTGGGCTCCTGAAAACTCAAGCCATACATTTAGTTACGGAAGCGTAAATATTTTTGGATTCTTGTCTCCCTCTGCTCGTCGTATAAAAATGAGCGAATTGCAACAAATAAAAACAGAAGGTATGAAAATCCAGGAAGGAATTAGGGCATTTGATGTTGGACACCCTGGAGACGAAGCATCCAATATGAACCCAGCAGATTATGTTTCTGAATTGCTACGGTCCTTAGGTAGGTCTTTACCGGAAGATAGCCCCGTATGGGATACACCTCTTGGTCAGATTTACAAACAGACATTAGATGCATATGCCCAAACTCCAGACAACACTAGTGACAGAACACGAATAGATACATGGGCTGCATTACAGCAACTAAATAGAACAGTCAGACATACCGACGGTGGCGATGGTGGGGCCGGATATATTGCTCCTTTGCTTGGTTATGACTCTATTGATGCTGGAGGCGGAGTTGAACTTGTCCACAACAGAGGCGCTATAGTGGCAGTTGACCACAGCATGGGCCAAACAGAGGTTCTGCAAATTAGGGCAAATGGCAAAGAAATGCGTACAAAGAAAAAGGCTGCATAAATAATGAACAGAAAATTTAATCACGAGACTGGTGAATATGACGAAGACCCAGTAGTAATAGAAAATAATGCTACTGATGAAGAAAAGAAAATTTTTGTTGATTCTCATAAAGAACTTTCAGACTTAGCGTCTTATCCTCCGTTTTCAACTCACGAAGGCAAAGCGGCAGAACTTGGTTCAGCAATGATGGATGAAGAAAATAGGTTCATGACTGCAGACGACAAATCTCGTCCGCATTCAACTATTCGCGTTAAATTTGCCGACGACCTTGATGAAGCGATGCTTTACAAAAAACGTTACGGCAATCATGCAGATGCCCAAAAAGCGGCAATGGAATTAAACAATATTCCACCAGATAGCCCTCACTTAATGCGTTTTGGGTAAGCGATGGAAGAAAATATAGGCGCTCAATTAAAAGCCTTGAGAGACGCCCAACAAATGGGTTGCTCTGGCGCGCACGTTGCGCACAATGGCGAATGGATGCCGTGTTCTTCTTTCGGCGAATATAAATCAGCCGTTCTAAGAATTGAAGGAAAGTCACGTATTGCAACTGATGAAATAGTTACATGGAATTCGCGTCGCAAGAAAAAGGGAAAGAAAGCGAAGAAGCGCTTTGAAAACCTTCGTGAGCGTGGAGTAAATGGTATTCAATCCATAGAAGGCGGCGGAATGGTTTCTGCACCTGCTTCTGGGCCAATAATGACCAAATCAATCACTGGACCATATTCTCCTCGTGATAACGATGTTGATGTTTTTTCAGATATTGAGTCCGCTCGTGCCAGGTCAAGACAAATTGGTTGCATTGGTGTTTCTAGAAGAGTTTCAAAAAATGGAAAAGTCGTATGGATGCCATGCACCAACATGACCGACTATGCAAACGCTTCTGGCACTACTGCACTTGGTAGACGTCACCAACAAGAGCAAAGAAACTCCGTGGTAAGAACAGTGCTCAGGGATGTTGGAAAACAACGTAAGAAATCACTTGCTTATGAACTTCATGAATACAAATCTATAGGTCGTTCATTATCTAACTCCGCTCGCTCAATGGACAGATTTGACCCCATGGCAGTTGACGCCGATGGAGACATGGTTGTTCAAGAAGGAACTCCTTTCCAAAGACCAGCAACACCAAACGTGAAGCCTGTTGAAAAACTTGTTACAAAACCTTTTAAAGCAGAAAACAACGGTGGACCATCTTGGTTTGCTTCGCTTTCCGAACCTCAAAAAATTGAACAGTTTGGTGCACCATCTGACTTTATAGAACATGCAAAACCTCGTGACAGAGAAAAGATTGCAAAGATATTTACCCCAGCAAGTGGACTTAAAAGTTCATCTATGCCAAAGGTTGATAACTCTAACGCCACTCAAAACAACCCCTACGCCGAACTAGGTGGCAAAACAATGGGTGGATTGATTCTTGGTCAAGTTAAAGCAGAACAAAAAAATAAACCAAAGCGCAAGATGTACTTTATTGGTGGAACAACTGGAGCAGGAAAAGGCGAGACAGTAAAATACCTGCAAGAAATTGGAATTATTCCAAAAGATGATGAGGCTGCACACATAGACCCAGACTTCATTAAACTTGGTTTGCCTGGATACAATGACGGTAAAGGCGCTAGTAGGGTTCATGAAACTTCCCGTGTTGCTACAGACCACGTAATCCGCGATGCGCAAGCAGGCGGGATGGATACCATCATTCAGGGAACTGGAAAAAGAATAGAACATCTGGGAATGGCTAGAAAAAATGGCGACGAAACTGTTGGTCATTTTGTTTACGCTCCAACTGCTATTGCCGAGCAACGTCAAAGTGCTCGTGGCAAAGAGACAGGAAGGGACCTTCCTTCATATTTCCCAGGATTAATTGCTGGAGAAATCCCTGCCTACGTAACCCAAATGTTTGAGCGTGACCTCCTTGACGAGTTCTACCTTTGGGATAATTCTGGCGATATGACCAAGGGTGAAAAACCTAAACTTATTGCTCAGAAATCCCCCGGAAAACCAATGATTGTTCATGATAGAGAAAAATTTGAGTCTTTTGCTCAAAGTAAAAGAACGGCCGATTTATGGGAAAAAATAGCAAATGAGCGAGACGCAGCAATTAAAACAACCTCTTCACAGGCAGCCGACTGAACAAGCAATTTTTAAAGAAGTAAAATAAAGTCTTAAAGGTTGCACAATAAGTAAAAATCATCATCTATCATCGGTACATGGGGCTGGGTGCTTACCTAGACCAGCAAAACAATCCAAACCCACTTAGTCTTTTAAGGAGACAACATGTCCGATACAGGCAGACTAAATGAACTGCAAAGCGCTCTTCGCGCAAAGATGGCTGACAATAAAGCCATTGCAGATTCATTCAAAATTGAGGACGGTACAGTTATCGTTTCTCAGCAACAGAAGACCGCGTTTGATAAAAACATGGGCGACATCAAGGAAATCAAGAGTCTTATTGACGGTCTTGAAGCACTCAACACAGTTGAGCAATGGGGTTCACAGGCACCTGTGGAATCAATTGCTACTGCAGCAGCCGCTGGTTACACAGTAAAAGGCTTGCAGCGCGGAACAACCATTGGTGAAATGTTCCTTGAATCAGCAGAGTTCAAGTCACTTCAAAATGGCAAGAACGGCGCAAACATGACATCGCCATTTGAAGTTAAGGCTTCATTGACGAGCGGTTACCAAGTTAAGGACATCTATTCGGCTATGCCTTCAGGTTTCCCAACACAATTCGGTACCGTCCAGCGTGACCCAATCGTTGTTCCTCCAATGCGTACCAAGCGCGTGCGCGACCTGTTCCCAGTTCGCACCACAACCTCGGCAATCATTGAGTACTTCCGTTTGAGCGGTTTCACACGTAACGCAGCAATGGTTGCTGACCGTAACGGTGATAACACAAACTTTGGTGCTAAGCCACAGTCAACAATGTCATTTGAAGGTGTTCAGACTTCTACCCGTACGCTTGCGCACTGGGAAGCAGCACACCGTAACGTTCTTGCCGATGAGCCACAATTGCGTGCAATCATTGACAATGAATTGATGTACGGTCTACGTCTTCAGGAAGATGCACAAATCCTCAACGGTGACGGAACTGGCGAAAACCTTCATGGTATTCTTCAGACTTCCGGAATCCAGACCTACAACTGGTCAGACGGTGCAGTAACACCGGTCCCCGACAACAAGGCTGATGCGATTCGTCGTGCGGCTACACTGTCGTACCTTGCTTACTACGAACCATCTGGTGTTGTTCTTCACCCGAACGATTGGGAAGACATTGAGTTGACGAAGGATTCCTTCGGTCAGTACCTCATTGCAATCTCAGTTGCACTCGGTGGTGAGCCAAAGGTTTGGCGTTTGCCAATCGTTGAAACCCCAGCAATGACCGAGGGTGTTGCACTCGTTGGTTCATTCGGCCAGGGTGCTCAACTTTATGACCGTGAACAAGCAAGCATCCGTATTTCGGAACAGCATGCAGACTTCTTCATCCGTAACGCAATTGTAATTCTTGCTGAGCAGCGCCTTGCGCTTGCTGTCAAGCGTCCAGAGTCGTTCGTGAAGGTCACATTTGACGCGGCTCCTACAGCCTAATCATAACAACTAATAAAAACCCCCGTACTTTTCCTTAATTGGTTAGTGCGGGGGTTTTTTGTTGTTATGCCCACAGAAACCATAGTAAGGTAAAATATACATATGAGCAACATGACACCCGAAGACCTTTACAATCAACTGCTTTCAGTGCAGGGAAAGATTACTACCCCAATGCCGCAAGAAAGCCCCCGCTCAAACAAGAGTAATATAGAACTGGTACGTTCACTAAACGTCCTGTTAGCAAATACAGCATCTCTTTACCACGAAGCCCATGGGTTTCACTGGAACGTAAAGGGAACCGACTTTGCTCAATATCACGAACTATTTGGCGAAATTTATGAATTCCTTTTTGGAAATATTGACCCGACTGCGGAGAATATCCTCAAATGTGGATTTGATGCACCATTCCACATGTCAGACTTCATCAAGTTGAGAACCATTCCTGAATACGACCCTGAAGATACTCCACAAGCAATGGCAATGAGCCTTTTAAGCGGAATCAACGAACTTTGCATGAACCTCAAAGACTCTTTTGATATCGCAAACGGACTTGACGAGCAAGGTATTAGCAACTTTATTGCTGGATATCTTGATGAGGCTCAAAAGTGGGCATGGCAACTACGTGCATCGCTTGGCCTTCAACGTCCAAACACCCTCTTTTAATAAACATCCGCTACCTTAGGCGGCAGCCCCAGCAATCAGAGATGGTTGCTGGGGCTGTTCATTTATGAAGTAGAATTATTACATGACAATAGAAAACACATTTAGCGCTTTAAGCGAAAAAATCACTAGCGTTAAGTTTTTATTTAACACAGAGGTTTCAACAAAAGACTCTGGGGAGTCTTGCCCCCCAGCAACTCAAAGCATTGCTGTAAACATAAAGAATCGCCAAAATGCGATTGATACCGCAGCCTATGGACCAATGAACCCAATGGAGCCAGATGCTAAGTTTTGGCCAGCAAAAGCAAAGAGATGGAGCGTTTCTGAAGAAGATGCAAAGAAGTCACGATGTGGAAACTGTCTTCTTTTTGTACGCTCTCCACGTATTCTTGACTGCATTGATAAGGCGCTTGGAAATGAATCAGGTGCCGCGTGGGACATCATTGACGCCGGCAAGATAGGTTACTGCGAAGCCTTTGACTTCAAGTGCCATTCTCAACGTACTTGTGACGCTTGGGTAGTTGGTGGACCAACTACTACCGATAAAAAAGTAACATCTAAATAAACTAAGGAATTAAAAAAATGTCCCCTGATGATGACGATTCATTAGACGCATATATTAAGTTTGCATCGCAATCAAGAGGTATTCCAGATGAGTTTGAAGACTGGGTCATAGATAGCGGCAAGAAACTAGTGGCAAAGAAAAAGATGGAAAAAGGAATGCCAGATGACAACGCCTAGTTATGAGATTCTTGATGAACCTGAAGAAATGAAAAAGGTCGCAAAAAAAAGTGGCATGAACGTGTCTCAAATTGAGGCGCTTATTGAACGCAGAAAAAAACAAGGGGACGCAAATGCAAATACCCCCAAGGTATGAAGGCCAAACTGAAGCGCAATGGCAAGAAAAAGCCTTAAAAGCGTACAGTATGTGGAGAGACTGGCAAGAAAATGCCGAAAAATTTGACGTAATAGCAGAGGCTGCCGGGATAGATGTCGCAAATCAAAAGATATACGGCATAGACCCTGAACCAACAGAAGAAGTTAAGAAACTGATGGAAGCATTTATAAAAGCAGAAGAAGAGTTTGACAAGAAGAAATCAAATGGATGAGTTTTCCCTACACGAAAGACAAACCGCAGTATTTGATTACGAATACGCTGTTCAACTAAAGACAATGTTTCCTGAAATATGGGATATGGCTGGCGGTTCATATGGAAATAATGCTTTCTCTGCACTGTCAGAAATAGTGACACAGAACGGCTACGCACTCACCCCAGAGCAAGCAGACATTCTTGAACTCCGTGACTCATGGATTGCCCGTCACAAAAATGACCACACTCTTGCTGGCGTAGTAGCACAAGTTAAATGGCTTGCGGTTGGGCAAATCGGAGAAAAGTCAATGAAGAAACTCATTGCCGCACAGACTGATGTTATTCACCAAAAGAGAGCCAAAAGCCCCTTCAAGAATCCCAAGGGAGGCCTCACAGCGGCCGGTAGAGCGCACTTCAAGAGAACAGAGGGGGCGAACCTCAAACCAGGAGTTATGGGCGCTGCTGACACGCCACAGAAGATGCGTCGCAAGGGTTCATTTCTGACCAGGTTCTTCACCAATCCATCGGGTCCCATGAAGGACGAAAACGGCAAGCCAACACGCCTAGCGCTATCTGCTGCCGCATGGGGTGAACCAGTTCCCCAAAACGCCGAAGATGCTGCAGCGCTGGCAGCCAAAGGTCGCCGAATGCTTGACAGATACCAAGCGAGCAAAAAGAAAAAAGACGACCTGCAAGAAGAGATTGAAACAAAAGCAGGGGATAAGCCTTTTTGGGAAAAACCGTTAAATTCTAACGATGATTCTCACGGGCTTTCAGATGAGCAAAAAGCAAAAGCAAAGGCTCGTGCAAAAAAGGCTGGTCGTAGATACCCGAATCTCATAGACAATGCATGGGCAGCGAGGCAATAAAATGAATGCTGAAGAACTAATCAAATTAATGTTTCCCGGAATGTCTGTGCATATTTCGCAGGAAGAAAAACCTGTCCTTGTTCCTGAAGAACGTGAACTTGCAGAAGCACTTTCAGCAATTGCTCAAAAGTATGGGAAATTTAATGAAGATTATTCCGGAATCTGGGCAGGGTATGAAAAGCCAGAAGACAACGAAGACGCCGGCATTGGCGTAAAGTGCTCAAATTGTGTCCTGTATCAGGGCGGTACGAATTGCAAGATTATCGCAGCGGAAGTACACCCAGATGGAATATGCAGATTTGCGGTTATTCCGGACGGTCTTGTAAAAAAGTAAAGCCCCACACTGCATCAAACAACATGGGGCTTCCTCTTTAAGAGTTTTTAATTGCCGTAGAAGTCTACGTATGCAGTCTTTGGTGTTGCATCGCTTACGCCGGAGATTGCCAAGGAAACCGTAAGGTCCTTGCCTGCGTAGGAACTACCAATTTGCTGAACGGTGACAGCAATAATGTCGCCCTTAGCAAATGTGCAATTTGCTTCAGTAAGCGTTGCTTCGTCATTTTCTGCGCCAATAGCAATGGAGAAAACTCCAGCAATAGCACTGCCTTTAACAAGGCGGAAGTTCAGAGCGGCACCAGTAGGGGCTGTTGAAACGTTAGCGTAAGCAGCAACAATCTTTCCAGCGTAAGGAAGTGCTACCTTTGCTACCAGACTGGTAGAGAGAACGCCTTCCATCTCTAACGTGACGGTTGATGGGGGGGTAATTGCGGACATGTGGTCTCCTATTTTACTTTGTACTGCACACAACGCCGTACCAATACATAATACAACATGTCCGATTACGTCCTAATAACTTTTATGTCAATTGTTACTTTATTTAATTGGGCAAGCGCCAGTAGCACAATCATCAAGATTAATTTCATCTTTTGTTGCCTTAGAAACATAAAGAGGAATCGTAAAGTCAATTTTGCTAAGCAACTTCTTGTACATTTCTTCGTCAATCTCCTCATATGGAGGAAGTGGGAAGTTGTGGTCAGCATGCAGCAAGAATGAAACAGACTTTACGCTGTCGTCATAGTTAGCAGCGAGCCAATCTTTAATTAGTCCCAATTCTTCCTTGCGGTAATAAACAGTTACAGAAACAGCATTATCTGCCCAGTCTGTTTGCATCTTCTTTACCCACTCAAGTTGTTCTACTGCAGTCATGTCTTTTGCAAGAATTGCTTTTTCTGGAGACTCACAAGGAAACTCAACTACATAACGTGTGTGGTCTTCGCGTCCATCAATTCCAATATCCCACTGGACCTTGTATCCACGCTTGCGGCACGACTCCACAAGAGGGTCAGCAGCACCAAAACGCACACGGCGAATATAGAAACGAGCAAACGCTGGATGGATTCCTGGAGTTACTCCAGGAAGAAGAGAAAGAGTTCCCGAAGGCTGAACAGTTGTAAGACGAATTGACTTACTAAACTTCTTCATGTTTGACCAAGAAGCATCAGCAGCACGCAAGGCAATGTATGCATCTTCAAGCCATGACAACTGCTCCTCGCTTGACTGAAGAACACCAGTTACGGACTGTCCAAGACGAGCGTTCTTCTTTACGATGTTTGTCGTCTTTTCATATGGATAATCAAGTTGAGTGATTTGCTTCTGAACTCGGTAGAGAAGATAGGAGATTTCAAGCAACTGCTCTTTTGACGCAATGTTCGGCAAGAAGATTGTTGAAAGGTTGCAGGACTCACCGTCTCCAAGAGCAATCTCTGCACATGGGTTAAAGCCTTCAATTGAATTGTCTTGGTTCTTTTCGCCAAGGCGACCATAAGTACGAGCAAGACGGCGATTCAATAAACCGTAAGGTTCACCAGAGCCGTCATAACCCTTCCATAGTTCTGGCATGATTTCATCAAAATGGTCTGCGTAAATGCTGTTATTTGAGTTTGCGCGCCATGCTGGAACATTGCCTGATGCCCAGTTTTTGGCACGAAGGAAAAGAACGTCATCTGGGTCACCCATCGCTATTTGTGCTGAACGACGTGATGAACCGGAAACAACAATTTTTCCAATGATGTTACATATATCTAAAACATCAATAGACCTAAGTTTTTTTCCTTCGCGGTTTTTCAAAACTTTAGAAATGTCTTCAATGCCGTCAATGAGTGCACCAGGTCCGCTCGCTGTTCCACCAAAAGTTTTTAGTGGTGCTCCAAATTCACGAACCAAAATTGTGGAATACGTAAAAGACTTGCCAGTCTCAAAGTATGACTTCAATACGCTATGAAGAAGACGACGCCAACCAGTACGAGAGTCGGGAACAATGATGTCAGCATCATTTGTGCGCTCATGAGTAACAGATACATTCATTTTAACTTTTGGAAGGTCGTGAATCTTTGAACGCTCAACAGAGAAACCGACTCCGCCACCAAGCATGAGGTAGTCAAATAAAATTTCAAAGTCTTCAATTTTTTCAATATTTGTGAAGTAACAGTTGTTAAGAGAGGTTGCATTGAACTTCTTTACAAGAGGTGTACCGAGTTGCCAAAGCGAACGACCAGACAAAGAACAACGCAAGTTGTAGCAATGGTCAAAAAGTTTTTCTGCTTCTTCACGAGTAAGTTCTGCACCAATTTCATTAGCACCATTAATTACTCGCTCAAGAGTTTCTGCCCAGGTTTCGTTGTCGCCATCTTCTTTAGGACGACTATAAGTGCGGAGATAAACAATCTCTCCCATTCCGTTAAAACCCCAAGGAACCGGTGTTTGGGAATAGGAACTTACAAATTCAGGGCTCAAGATGGTAGCCATCTGTCCAACTTTCTTATCTATTTTTTAAGGTGAGTAGTAGATGATACCGTATCAACAAATAGTGAAAGCGTCTAAAGTAGTCCTAAATTTTTAGCCTGCTCAACAGTGATGTAAGAACCCTTAGGGTGAAGCAAAACACGTGTTTTGAAATAAGGATTTATTTGTCTTTCCTCAAAAATATCTTTTTCAACAAGCATTGTTGCAATTTCTTTTTGGGACTCATAAACTCCACCCATGCCAGAAATATGTGACGGAGGTGCAGAAGTACCAATACAATCACCATTCGCTTGTCCACAGACAGGGCAAGGCTGTCTTGTTGCCCTAAGGAGCGTAACGCCATCAAATAGTCTTACTGGCTCGTCTCCGTACATACTTTGATTTTATCACGCCCTCGTCGTCTACTGGTTAAGACGCGACTCTTATAAGGTCGTTAAGGTGGTTCAATTCCACCCGGGGGTACTAGGCAAATTCTTGCGTGAAAATTCCTTTGTCTTGAAAGTCAAGAATTACATCATCAATTAAATTTCTTGGGACGTTATCCACAACCTCTGCCATCAAGCACTTAATCATCATTGCGGGAAATTTTTTATCTCTAATAATCTTGACGGCACCATCCCGGTAGTAAACAACATCTTTGAAATTTACTTTTCTTCCCAATTCGTATTCGTATGGGCAAGCCAGTAATTGAACTGAAGTCTCGCCATCTTCATCAAGTTCAGCGTGAGTAATAGTGATGCACTCCCTTACTTCGCTGTCTTTTTTAGCAAAAGCCTTCTGAAGGTCTAAACCCTTGGTCTTTTCGGGGTCTTTTGAAATCCAGCCCTCTGCGACCATAGAAATGGCATCCACCCCCCAATATGTCCGCATAGCCATGCATAGGTCAGCACAGACGCCAAACCTCTGTTCTGGCTTGAGACTCATTAAAGGCCTGTTTAACTGCGCTATAAGCGCAATTCTGTTGTTCTGCCATCCAAAAAAGTTGAAAGCAATATCTTCACCGATGCCCATATCCGATACAAAGGCTCTTTTTGCCAATTGCGCCGAAGTCAATGTTAATGCTAATTTTTGAAGGTCATCAATATAAATGTCTTCCATAAAAAAATCCTAGTATAAGGACTCGTAAAAATATGGAAGTTCCGCCGATGGTTACAACAATGTATTAGTATTTCCGCCATGGCAAAAGAACCACAAAAAAAGAAGACAAAAGCGAAGAAGGCTCCTGCAAAAAAGGCTCCTGCAAAGAAAAAAGCAGCAGCAAAGAAGGCTCCCGTTAAGAAGAAGACCGCACCAAAGAAGGCCGCATCAAAGAAGGCTGCACCAAAGGCAGTCAAGGACGTCGCCGACTTGCTTGGTTTTGACGATAATACTGTTGAGCAAAACGTTGAGCACGTTCTTGCGTTTGCGGAAGACTTTTTTGACAAGAATGTCAATGAAGCCAAAAAGGGAATTATTGCCCGTATTCGCGCTTTTATTCGCAGTTAATCGTTTTCTTCTGTTCCTAGAAGATTAAACAACTCTTCATTAAACAGTTGTTCGTACTCATCGCTATGGCGATGTTGTAAAACAATATGCGCACGACGCCTCGCCTCTTGACGAATAGCATTTGTACGCTTGCGCTCTGCTTTGTCTTCATCAGAAAGTCGCGGTCGTCCACGTCCTAGCCCTGAGCGCTTGAGTTCGTTGTAGTTAGTCATAATTAGCAATCCTTTGCAGGTAGACAATAGGTGTAAGACCAATATACGGAGTCTTTAAAAAATCACCAACCCTCACTTTGAATTTTATTTCAACAATAGGTTGTCAAAATTGCCAATTACGGGTATCTTTCTCTTATACCCCATAAGCGGGTATTACTAATAAGGAGAAGCACCCAAATGGCACGTGCCCACGGAAGCAAAGAAGTAAAAAACCTTCTAAGAGAGATAGAGAAACTTGGTTTCTCTGTTCGTCACGTTAACAACACCTTCAAAATAACGCCACCAAAACACATTCCTGGTAGAATTTACTCAACTCACGGAACGCCCAAATCAATAAAGGCTATTTACTCCGATTTTCGCAAGTTGTACGGTGTTGAACTTGACCCTCTTTGGAAGGAAAAATAATGTTTCAAAGATTCTATCTATATTTTGCCGGGATTCTAATTGGGTTTTTTGTTGGATTCTTTGCCGGCCTCATTAAAGGCAAGAATGATTGCTCCTGAACACCTAAAGCCAATAACGCTCCCTCTTGAGCCCGTTATTGAACTATTTGCAGATGCAGACATTGGATGGGAACATATCGCAGCAATGTGTGGATGCGGCAGGAGAGCACTGATAACTTGGCGCACCTCTGGAGTACCCATTCATAGGGCGGAAGATATGTCTGACTCCCTCGGGCTACACCCCTCTGCTATCTGGGGGATGGAGTACTACTTCGCTTGTGATGCTGAGTTCTTACGCAAGCGCGAATACGACAGAACAAAGACTGCAAACCTACGAAAGAAGAAGAAAAGTGAAACCGCCTAAACACACTTACGACTTTGACAAGGAAGTAAAGAAGACTGTTTCTTTCATCTCCTCCTACATAACTGAAAAGGGTTATCCACCGTCTATCAGAAATATTTCAGATGCGCTTGATTTACGGTCATCTGCTACAGCCTATAAAGTATTAAACAAATGCGTGATAGCAGGTTTTATTGAAGTTGACCCCAAAATACCTAGAGCGATACGTATCACTACTCAAGGAAAAAAATTTTCCACTCAGCGCCCTCGGTTGGATTTGAACCAACGACCTGCGGATTAGAAGTCCGTTGCGCTATCCACTGCGCCACGAGGGCTTATATTGGTTTAATCTAGCCCGACTATCTCAAACATGCAAGAAGGGTAACAATGAGTTACGACTATGTGAAGGCTTTTACAGAAGGTCACTCCTACAACAAAATAGTTGCGCAATATCTGATTGATAACGGCATACCGTGCACTGTCCCAGAACTTCAGATAGCCAAAAACAGTAGCGAGCGTCGCCATATGACCCTTACAGAAAAAGACATCGTTCTGGACTTAATTCCACATGTTCTAGAGGTGAAGAACGTCAGCATAGAGTTTGGATGGGACCCAAAAGACTTTCCTTTCCCTACAACCATCGTTGATACCGTAAACAGTTACGAAGACAAACAACAAAAGCCGCTTGCTTATATTCTGCGAAGCAAAAAAACAGGAGCAATGCTGGCTGTCGGACCGTCTTCAAAAGATAGATGGGGGCAGAAGAATCTTTACGACAAAAAACAGGAGTTAACAGACAACTTCTATATTGTCAACAAACGTGACCTGCGAAGCATGGATGAACTTATTGCCTACATCGCCGGCAAGTCCTAGTTTCCCCAAAGACTATTAACTTCCCTAGCAACAATCCTTGCGCGATTCTGAGAACCGAGCATATTGTAGTGAACTCCATCTGGATTCAACCATTTCCTATGTTTTGATGCTATTTTTGCCCAGTCTAGGACCATCATATTTTCGTAATTACCCGAAATTGTGTCAAGCGCATCGTTCCACTCAGTAGCACTAGGGCCATTGTGCTTGCTACTGCTCTTCCAAATATTTATCCACAGTATGTTGGCGTTCGGTATCTCATGAACTATCGCCATAATTGCCGACTTGGCGCTCCAGTACTTAATCAGTCCTGAGTCGTTTGTTCCAAGAGCAATAACCCAGCATGTATTTTTATCCGAATGCTTTTTATAATGTTTTACGGCTTCTAAACCAGTGAAGTTGTCATTCGGCATTTTTGTAAAAATAGACCGACTTCCGGCAGCAGAAATAACCGCCTTCTTGTATCCAATTTTTTTATATTCCAAATACTGGTACTTCATGGAGTGAAGAGTCACCGAATCTCCTACATGAACAATGTTTGAGCATGCCGTATGTGAAGAGGCGGGGAATAAAGAGAGCAGTGCAACTGTTAGTAACTTATACACAATACTTATTGTTCTTTTCTAGTGAGTTCCAGCCCCATTGAGTGAGCGAACGCCCGTGCCTCGTCTGGAGACACAAACGATGCAGCCTTATAAGAGATTCCGTTGCGAAGACGAAGCAGAATCCACTCGTCTACGTCAGTCAACTTCATTACATGGAAAGAGTCGTCGCCCTTAATCTTGATTCCGTCTGATGAAAAATCGTAAGACATTTATATTCCTTGTTTTGGCGAAGTGTCGCGTTTGTTGAAGTTTGCCTGTTTGCGATAAGGGTTTTTTTCTGGGGGCGGAACATATTTTCCGAAAATTTCAGAGACATCTCCGCCTGTGCGGTAGTGCCAGTCAATGAGGGCTACTATTGAGTTGTGCCATTCTCGCGTTGCTTCTAGTAACGGGTCTCTAATTAATATTGGGTCTTTGGAGTTTTGATGTACATAGCAGAAATAGCCGCCACCTAATGCATTTCCTTTACAGGGGTTTCCGTCTTTCTTTTTTGATTGGCATATACGGGGTTTCATTTGTATTCCTTAATTAATTACTTTGTGTAAGCGCCATATAGGCAACCGCAAGTACAGCAATGCACATTCCCGTTACTGACAATAGTGAGATTAAATATAACGTGCTTAGAGACATTGCTTAACCTTTCGGGTTCCCGATATCCATGAAGTTTAGATAAATCTATCTGCACAACAGGACGACTATTTGTGTATTTACACCTCGTACCGATACGCTAGTAGCGAATAACGACAATCGCAACAACCAATTAGTTAAATCTAACTAGAAAGCAAAGACGTGATTATTAATCTAGAGCCCTGGGAATATGTGCACGCATCACATGTAGGTATTGCCCGCTTTGCAGCCAACTGGGGAAAACAAGACGCGCCTCACTACAAAAAAGAACTAATGGAAGACGACCGAACCGCAACTGTTGCAGCAGCAATCTGCGAATTAGCCGTAGCGAAAGCGACAAACCGCTTTTGGAGTGGCCATGTATGGCCTAAAGAGGACCATAAGAAGTACAAAGACGTCCCTGATGTAGGCAGCAATATAGAAGTCCGCCGAATCCGCAAGGGGGAAACAGTCGCAGTACGCAAACACCAACTAGGTAAAGGGTTAGTACTATTCGCCGCACAACCAGAACCGCCCGAGTTCACGACAGTAGACATCTGGGGATGGATAAACTACGACGCCGCTTGGGACTTGGCACAACCAGCACATTACGCACCAGACACGACACGACTCCTCCACCGGTCGCAGTTGACGACGAACTGGTAACGCATACGAAGGGGTTGGATAAATCTATTTGAAGAGTGGGGAAACTTCATTTATTAGTATGTTGCTCCCCACAGCCCTGAGACCCCTGTGGAAAAAGCCCCGAGAAATGACTATGGATAGTGGTTTTTGACCCCTTTTGACCACTTTTAGTGGTTATCCACACCCTTTATCCACAGGCCGAACACCTGTTCTGTTAGGCTGACCTATCACGAACACCTGTTCTGTTAGGCATGCCTACCCCTCGCCTCATAGGGCACCCCTTGACAGCACCCCATAGAGAGACCACATCATGACCCATGTCCTCTTAGAGGCTCTCAGAGGCTCTCTCATGACCCCTAATGCCACCTCATGATGACCTTAGTGTCTCACTCAATGAATGCCAATGCGATAGTGTCTCATCACACATCACCCTTCACTTACAATAGTTATCATGCCATTCACTTTCCACATCAACCCTGATGACTCTGCTCGCTCTCTAAGACGACGCAAAGAGTCACCCTTAGAGGTCAAGACCCTTGATGGTCAAGAGGTCAAGGGACTCGGTATGCGCATAGCAAAGGAAAGGTTTGACCCCAAGGCCTTTGATGGTGATGGTGATGGTCTAGTCCAAGACGCATCCGAGTTTGAGAGACCATCAGTACCTCTCAATGTCGGCATCCCCTATGGTCTCAGGAGCGTCACGGGTGACTATTCGGGTAGAGGCTATGCCAACCTGACACCTAAAGAGGTAGCAGAGAAGGCAGTACCTGACTCACCACAGAGGTTCGTAGAGCAACTACTACAGCACAAGAGGCGTGATGACCTCACCAATGCACAGTACCTAGAGTCCTTCTCAAAGGACCTCTTAGACAACTTAGGTAGCACTGAACCCTTTGACTTCTCACCTCAAGCCGTAAAGGTGCTACGGGTAGCACTAGAGAAGGCACTCACTGATAGCCCATCATTCCATGATGAGGTAGGTCGCTTCGGTATGCCACCTGTCGTGATGTTTAAGAAAGGTGCCATGACACGCCTAGTAGGTGCTGCCTATGAGTATGAACATAACTGGATGTCATTCAATCCCAATACATTCTCTACTGGTGCAATACAGAACATCAAGAAGAGAATGAACACAAGTAAGTTCTTTGTCAATGGCTTTGGTGCCAAAGGTACTAAGAAACAATTGGCAGGTGTAGAGGTATCTGATTACTTCCGTCATGAGTTTGGTCACTACCTCAATGACATTGCCTTAGAGACAGCACCACTAGGTAGCCGTCAGATGGCACTCGCTTCTTACTATGCACTAGATGATTGGGAGTCCACTGAATTCCTAATGAACACACTAGGCATAGATGATGAAGAACTCAAGAGACTCAGTGGTCAATGGAAAGACTTAGTAGATGCCATTGAGAACAACAAGGACATGCCTGATGGTGCACCCTTTGTAGGTACACAGTACGGTCAGACCAACCCATCAGAGATGTTCGCAGAAGGTGTAAGTGCATACCTTAGTGATGACGAGGACATACACAACCTACTGAACCCTGTACTCAAAGCGCATATCCAAGAGGTACTAGGACACCCCATACGCACTGTCACCCCACGCAAGAGAGCGGAGGAGCGCAATGCGATAGGACTACGCTCATCACAGAAGCCAACAACACCCACGGGTGGCAATGTACAGATGCCATCATTCTTTCTGACACCCAACCTAAGCGACCCTAACAACCCATACGAAACACGCCATACCAACATAGGTATTGCACCCACCTCACCAGACTGGCTTAAAGATGCCTCTGATGATGAGATAGCAGAGTTGGTAGTAGTTCGTTCCGCAATGGATTGGGCAACATACATTGCACAGTTAGCAATAGGTGAGGACTGGAATAAACTCTCACGGGCTGAACAGCACATGGAATCACAGGCAATGCTACCTCACACCCTGACACTACTACAAGCAGATGGTATTGACTTTTCACCAGAAGGAATCAAAGAAGCACAGGACATAGTAAGAGAAGCACTGAAGGACCCAGCATTCGCATGGTATGTACGCACGTTTGGTTTGCCTCCGATTACTGTTACCACTAGTAAGTCAGCAAGTGAAGCAAGGCTTAGAGGTAATGTTACTGGCACTATAGGTGGAGCCCCTGGTGAGAGCCAAGCGGGCGCATGGTTTCGTCCATTAGGTGAGGAACTAACAAGCGGCATAACGTTCAACCTTGAACTAAGAGATTATTTAAAAAAGTACAAGCCTGATTCAAAACCAGGAGAGATAACGTTATGGAAGGTTTTTCAAAATGCAGACGAAGAACTAAACCTTCCATGGGGTGTACAAGGAGACATGTCATCTACTCTTAGACATGAGTACGGGCACTTCCTTTACTGGAAACTAACAAGACGCTCTGCAAGGACACAATTACAAACACTAGGAATGACAGAAAGTCAGATACTGGCAAACAAGGCAGAATTAAGAGACCTGTTTAATGCCAAAAAAGGGTGGGCTCTTGGTGACCCATTAGTAAGTAAGCCTATTTCTTCCATGTATGACAGCGTGACAAGAGGCAGGTTAGTAGAAAACAAACACTTTGACCCGTTTCATTTCTTTGACCTTGCTGGTCAAGGTTATCCAGTTGTCTTTTCGGGTTATGCATTGTCAGACCCACAGGAGACATTTGCAGAAGGCTTTGCTGCTGTTACTTCACCTCACGCAAACGTAAACAACATGCTTGTTAGTGACGCTTTTAGGAGCACTCTTGCTCGTTTGTCAGGCATAACAGTCACGGGTGAGACCAGAGGCAAACACACCAGTACCGGTGGCACTCCTGATAAACCATGGGAACGCAACGTAAGTGGTCTTGCCTCTCGTTCAGCAACCATCATGGGTAAAGACTTTGGTCAGATATCAAAAGAATTAGAACTATCAGATAAAGAAGTATCCATAGCAGAGGACGAACTTACTCAACGTATGGATGAAGTGACTAGTGGAGAACTAGCAAAGAGACCAATACATTCAGCAATAGAACAATTCAAGAAGCGTCTATTGGATTCCATTCGTGTTGAAGTTGATGATGATGGCATCCCAATGATGATGGCGGACCCGAACCCACTCATGTTTCAATTCATTCCAGACAAACGAGACTGGTCTAAGGTACGGGTACCTAAGCGTGCGACAGTCAAAGCAGCAGCAAAACACATAAAAGAAAACCAATCCGAAGCAATTTTTAATGATGAGGATACTAGGCAGAGTCTCTTCGGCAGAAACTATGAGCGCCTAGAAGAAAGATTCAGCAACAGATTAATAGGACTAGTTGAATCACTAACAGAAGGTGCACCAAAAGAAGATATCGGTGATTCGGTGGGCTCTGGTTGGTTGAGTCTCTACCTATCAGGCTTGTCTAACCCTATCAGAAGTTCCTTCGCTGATGGTTCCGGCAGTGTGGAATCAGGCGTACATGATGCTTTTGGTCATGCGGGTATTGGTAGAGGGTTTGATAGACATGGCGAATGGGCTAACCCATTAGCAGTAATTACAATGCTTGATAATCCAATATTTGACGACTTCACCCCTGACGAAAAAGAAGCCGTTAAGAGAAGCGTGCTTACTAGATTTGCGATGTCACGTATTGAACAAACTTATGGCACTGGTTTCGGTGATAAATACGATGAAGACATGGATGGAGGACAGTGGAACAACTGGATTTATGGATACACGGGTGACATTCAAACTGTCATTGACATGCTTGACGACTCCGACAGAACACAGGTACTTAACAATGATGGTTCACCAATTAGTGGATTGCGTTCAGGTAAACCATTAAATGGTGCAACTAGGACAGACGTACAAGCAGTTGCTAAACAGGACGCCATACACACGCATGGTCTTGCCTCTCAACAAGCAGCAATAGAAGTAATTGACGCTCTAGTAAAAGACCCATCTCTGTATGATTTGGCTCCCGAAAAAATACCTGAAGTCATATTTAAGTTGGCAGGCGGAGACCCTGAACTATTCAGTCGCATGCGCAATAGAAACGTAACACCACAAGGCATGTGGACAGAAGAAAGAATAAGAGAACTTGTTAACCAGATTCGCATAGAGCCATCACCGGATGGCATATTCACCATGATTGCTCCACCGGTTCCAGAATTTCAAAAGATTATTGGCTTTGATGGAGACTTCTCTCATGTGAGAATTCCATCTTCTGAAGCAAGAATCAGAATGTATCAATCCATTCTAGACAACTTGAGAGAGCCAACACCCGGACTGGGATACACGGATTATTCCGAAACATTCGGAGAAAAACTAAGTGACGCCGCTGATTCCTTATTAATCTCTCGTAGCGCATATAACAACTTGCGTGAATCTCTTGGCGCAGAGTACACCCCAGGAGGCTCTATGGACTCATTTGACACCCTGTACGAGAGGTTCTTAAGGGTTCCATCCGATGCGATGATGATTCAGGAGCAAGACCAGGGTTCCTATATACAGGTCATGCATGACATTATTGGTCATCTTGGAACGGGTCGTGGGTTTGACAGACACGGAGAGTGGGCAAACTTTTTAGCAATGGTTCATACGAGTCAAAACATTTATGCAGACAATCCTGAATATAAGGACGCTCTTCCTTTTGATTTATTTCGTAGAATCATGATAATGCAACTTAGGACTTGGGAAGAGGCTGATGAGAAGCGAGGAATCTCAACAGCAAAAGAGGCTTTAAGACTGTTGGAAAAAATACATAAAGCATCTGACAACATGACCATAGACGTGGAAACAATGAGGCAAATCCTACAACTGGATAACCCTGACACTTATAGCCCTGTTCAAAACAAATCCCTACTTCAAGAACCCCCTAAAACGAGAGCGACTGCGTATATACATTCGCTCATAGACAACAACATCACGAAGACACGCAAGGCACACTCCTCGTTCGTAGGATACGTCAGAGGAAAACCAATAAAACAGCCTGATACAAAGACCCTCCCATGGGTTGCTGTTGTTACTAAGAGTTTCTTAGACAACGCCCCACAACAGAAGTCACTAGAACAAGACTCTCCTGAACTATGGAAAGAGATGAGAAAGAACATTCTCAAAGGTGAAGATGGTGGCAAGGCCGGCGAGTGGACAGCGCGCAAACAACAGATACTTATCAAGATGTATAAGGATGCTGGTGGAGGCTTCCGTGGCACACTACGCTCTACCAATAGGTCAATTAAGAGATGGAGCCGTGAGAGGTATGCACGTTCACAAGAGACTAGTAACGGTAGTCGCCGTTATTCTGACGCCGGTATTAACGGTATTAGCAATCGTTCGCAAGCAAAAAAGAATAAAAGAACAGTCATCGGGCGTAGTAGAAGCGATAAAGAATCTACAAAGAGAAAGCCTCGTACAATGGGAAAAAACCTCAGAGGTTCTTGAGCCTCACCATTTACCAATCGGGCATGACTGAGACTTTGACTTAACTTTTAGGGCTAAGAAGCAGCCACACTCTTTACACTGACGAGTTGGTGCGTAGAAGTGTTCACACTCTCTACAGATGAGATACCTATCTACGGGTGAGAAGGAGTCATCTTCCTTCTTCTTGGGCTTCCACATTGTTAGCCACGCAAACGTACGTCACACGCCAAGCAGAACTCTGCCCACGGGTAGTAACGACGTTGATTGATTGGGTGATTGCAGTCAAGCGTCCCTGCAGCAGCATCGTTAAGCACTCCCCTGATGAAGTCAGACATAGTTAGCCCTTTTACTTCAGCAGCACGCTTCCATCTCTCTTTGTCTGTCTCTGTAGCACGAATCAAAACTTGCTTATCTGCGGGTCCATCCCCATCGGATAGCGCCGTTGATACAGCCATGTCTTTCAGAGTTGTTTCTACTTCTTTGTCCATGGCAGCCCTTAGGTTGTCCTGAGGCTGGTACATAATAGAGTCTGCGAGATTCTTAAGTTCTTTTTCTTCATTCATCTTGTTCTGTCTCCACGACTTCAGCATCTACGATTTCCCCTTGTCCGAGGATTGCTCTCACAGTATCAGAAGGAAGCACTCCAGAAGAGCCCATAATCTCAAGAAGTTGTCTAGCCTCTCCCTCGGCATCAAAGTCCGAAAGAGCCCTAGCCGTGCTTGCTTCACCAGCAAGAGTTGCCTTGATTGGGTTCATGTCACGAACATCCATGTTGACATTCACTGTCTGCTGCTCCATACCCAAGAGTTTGGAACGCCTGTCCATAATTGACAAAACCTGTTGGATTGCCTTCAAGTCTGGTTCAACCGCTACTTCAGTCCCGTCGTCCATAGTCACCTTGCGATGCTGAGTCATGGGCCAAATAGCCTGCTGTAGATTGTCCAGTCTCTCCAGTTCCATACGAAGCACCTCGGGATAAGCCAACAATGCTTCGCTGTTCAGTCTAGACAACTGCCTCTGTACAGCCCTATTCACCACGCTTGACGTGATACCAAAGCGTCTTGCTATTTCAGTAGTTGAGACACCAGCCTGACGCATCTTGAAAATACGAAGGTCACGTTCTGCAAGGAACTCCCTTGACACCGCCTTGTTATTTCTATCATCGCTCATGTGGAGACTTTCATGAATTCCAAGACTTCAAACGGAAGCCTACTACCACGCTTCATTTTAGTAGGCCATTGACGCTCATCACGTGCACCTCTGAAGTGTTTAACATCGTAAACATATTGTCCCACAGCAGAGGGGTCTGGAGTGAGAGAGATACCGAACTCTGGCCAACGGGACCACACAGCAGAACCAAACGGACGAAGGTCTCGGGTAGACATTGTTGTTCCAAGAGGAGCGTGATGCTCTAACCACAGGGCGCACTGATAGGTGGTACGGATATCGTCAAGATACTTTGCTACCTCTACAGCAATCGCTTCCGATGTACGACCACCTGGGTCTACGAAAGACTTGTAGAGGGGACCCATCACCAGCAACTCGGGCTTTGATTCCTCTATCGCCTTCTCTAAGACCATCCTGTCTGCTGAGGTGAGTAGGTTCAAACCATTTGGTTTAATCAGGACTTGAGCATTGATGGGTGCGTTGCCGTTAAGTCGCTTTACTTCACCAATTATATTACGAGATGTTTTCCTGATGATTCGTTCAGGGTTTTCAAGGTCAACAGTAAGTGTGCGCACTGGCTTCATGCGTTGATATGTGAATGGATGTATGCCACCAGCAGAACAGATTGCTACTTGTCGTGCAAGCATCGTCTTACCAACACCCTCAGCAGCAACAACGATAACACGTTCCCCTTTTTCAATCAAGCCTTCAATTACCCACTCGTATGTGTCTTTGTCAACTTCTCTAATGAAGTCCTCCCACACAACAAGACGACCGAAGTCAACAGGACGACCAGCGCTTATGTTTGTGATGATTTGGGATGACTTGAGAACTATTTGTTCAGCAGTCAGGTCACTACGGGTTAGTAGTTCTGCAATCTTTGACTTTGCATCCGAGAACTGATTTGCCGGTGTGTCTTCGGCCCCGACTGCTTCTGGTTCATCATGCACTTCAACCTTTACATCGGGCGTATCAAGCGCTGTTAAGTCAGAGAAAGTTAGTCCACCTGCAAGATGGTCTGTAATGTCTTTAAACTTAGGCGACACCCACACTGCAACATCACACTTCACCTTCATTAGTTCCTGTGCGACCATTAGTGCGTGTTCACGACCTGGCTCATCGTTGTCGGCAATGATGTCTACTGTCGCTCCAGCGAGAACGCTTGTGTGTATTGGTAACCACTTACCAGCACCATTAGGAGGAGTGGTTGCAACGTACCCCAACTCGGTAAGAGTGTCTGAGTCTTTCTCGCCTTCAACAATCCATATTGGATGACCGGCATTAACGGCTTTGACAACCATTGGAAGGTTGTAAAGAACCTTTGGAGTGTCCTCTAGTTTGTAATCCCACTTGCCGTTACCTACTGGTCGGCGTTGGAGAAACTTCTTCTTATTGTCCTGATTGACATACCGGCACTTTTGGAAGAGAAGAGTTCCATCTACGTCTGTGTAGTCGTACGCTTTAACGAGTGTGAGTTTGTCCTTTTCTTTCTCGCCCTGCTTTGGGGGAAACAGAGAAGCCATGGTTGTCCCCATCGCTTCGCAGATTTCTTTTGCGTTACACGGACTACCACGATGACAAGTAACAAGAATATTGCCGTTGCTGTCATCTTCCGAGATAGCAAGTGATGGGTTTTCATCATCGTTGCGACATGGGCATCGGGCTTCCCATCCATTGGGGGTCTCTTTAACACCATTTAGTTTTGCCAAGAAGGCGTCTGTGTGACTATGGGATGCTATTGCCATTAGACGCATCCTTTACTGAGTTGCCATTTGCATTACGTAGTCCTATGCCGGCGAAGTTGATGCGGCCATCACGGGACAGCGAGATGCTCTTCTTGGAGCGCAAGCGAGCACGTTCTTCTTCATTGAGTCCACCCCAAATACCCCAAGGCTCGTGTCGCAGTGAATACTCAAGACACTCTTTAATACATTCACAAGTATTGCAAATATCTATAGCCATTTTAATGTTTGCACGGGCTTTGATTAGGTCTGCACGATTGAGTCCATACAGGTTTGGAAACCACCAATCAACTGGATGACCCTTGCATGAACCGTTATCTGGTGCTAACTCAAAGTTCCCCATGCGACCTCCTCAGGCTGACTGCCCCGCAATCCTACGTGCTTCAGACGCAGAAAGAAATACCCTGACGTTAATTATTTCTAGACGACCACCAGTATCACGAACTACCACATCAACTGCTTCCGAAGAAACATTTAGTCTCTTAGCAATAGCACCACGAATCATCTGCACTTCCTGTTCTTCGTTGGAAAACTCTATGTCGTCAATAATGCGTGGAGGCTGTTGTGCTAATGCAATCATTTCTATTTGCTTGTCCTCTGCCCGCAAACACCAAGCACATGCAAGTTTCGGGGCTCTGGATGCACGTGGACGAATCTCTATGTGACCACATGACAAAATATGGCGGTACTCAATGTTTCCCCATGTTCCGACCTTTTGTATCTCTTTTATCTGCCTTCTTGGCGCTCGTCTATGTTCTGTTGAGCCTGACATTTTTCTTACCTAATGTTGTAATTGTTACTAATAACGGATACAGTGATACACATGAAGAACAAAAAGACCACTCACTCACCTATCTACTTCGCAATTCGTTCTACAGTTCGCTTCGCATTTTGGGGATGTATTCTCTCTGCTCTAACAATCGGAGTCATAAAAGTTTCAGAGATGGGTGATAAGCCCGAGTGCGATGTGCACCTTAACTTTAACTTCACATGGAACGCAGATGACTTTGCTTCACTTAACCCTAACATGACACTTAACGACTGTCGTCAGCCTGACGATGTCATCCTTTCAATGGATGGCACATGGGATTGGGTTCAGGGGGAATAGAAAAGCCCACCCCTAATGGGATGGGCTCTCTATCTTTGAGGCTATGTTCGGACACTGCCTCTAGGGCTTGCTCAGAAAGGCTCGTCCTCGGGTGCCATTGCTGCTGCTGGTGCAGTGCGCTTCGGGGCTGAAGACTTACCGGCATCTCCGTCTTTGCGTGCTTTACGAGCAAATGACTCAATTGAACGAGTTTGGATACCAATAGAGTCAGCGATGAGTTCAACAGTGGTGCGCTTCTCGCCTTCCTTGTCCTCCCATGAACGCTGTTCCAAGCGACCTGAGACCATTACTCCTACGCCCTTTTCAAGGACAGCGGCTGTGTCCTCTGCAAGAAAGCGCCATGCGACAACGTTGAAGTATGAAACCTTCTCCTGCCATTCTCCTGCGGCATCCTTGAAGCCGTAGTTGCTGGCAATGCTGAATGACAACTTTGCGGTTCCACCAGTTGTGTACTGGAGTTCTGGGTCCCGCGTTACGTTACCGATGATTGTTGACTGGGATTGTGACATCTAGTTACCTCTATCTCTTTTAGTTTCCCGAGGTTGAACTCTACATGCCCGTCTGATAGATTGCAACACATGGCTGACACATTTGAAACACGCATCGGAATCATCAATCACATGGCGGAGATGTTGCTCAACATGACCGACCCTGACGATGTTAAAGGTATTCCTGACGAAGAACTTATTGGAGACTTTAAGGTCATGGCTATGCATCTCCTCGGATGTTTAGACCTGAACGTACTTAATACTGATGAAAATGGGCTAATCACGGCTACATTGCGCCTTGCAGACATCAATGAATATATGGATAAAATTATTGGCGAATAGCCGTTTTTAAACCCTTACCGCACAAGGGTTTCCCGAGGTGCTTTCATAAACCCCTTATGTACCAAGCATTTCCAAGTGGTTGACAACGAGTGACCGTTTGATAAACTTGTATTACCCAGTTAAAACAACTGTTATGACATAGGCAGGCGCTACTACTAAGCCTGTTGACCTATCCGCCTAACACAGGAGTCACCCTTGAGAAACCACTTGCGCCTTCGGGCTACCGCTTTATCTTTATTGCCATTACTAACAATATTCATGTTGTTGGGGGTGAGCAAAAGTAAAGCATCGCCCGAGGTGCCTGCTTCAGTTGCACCCGCACAAGAAGCCAAGACGGTTCCAACTCTTGCTGACAAAAACAATCTCCCCCGGACTGACAAGCCCCGTGCGTTCGGAATCTTCTGGGACAAACTCGCTAGGTGTGAAACAAATAGCAACTGGCAAAACGGTGGCAAGTTTGCAGGTGGTTTAGGCATCTATCAAGGTACTTGGGAAAACTGGGGAGGAAAAGAGTTTGCTCCTACTCCTGACAAAGCAACCAAGGAAGAACAAATCATAGTTGCTCAGCGTGTGTCAACGCTTGGTTATTCAACGACGATAACCCGGGACCCCGAATGGGCCAGAATCCACGGAGTGCCTGCAACCTACTTACACAAAAAAGACCCAGTTGGTTTCAATGGATGGGGAGCATTGCATTGCGCTGGTGGCAGACCCAATACCTACTACTACAACCCTGCTCTGATTCTTGACATGCCTTACTCTTTCAATGAGAAGAGTGTCATGGTGGGCGACTTGCAAAAGTATCTCCGAATAACATCTGACGGTCATTACGGGATGAAAACACGAGGAGCACATCTTGCTTATCTAAAGAAGCACAACATTCACACAGCAAATGTTCCGATGCTTCCATCATATCTCACGGGTGTGCCAAGCGACAAATCAAAGCGATGCTCCAAGTGGGAACCAAAGTTTCGCTTTTATGGGCTTCCTGTTGAGCAGTTTTCTTACATCGCATGGAGAGAGTCCCGCTGCAACGAAAAGATTGTGTCAAAGCCGAACGCCAATGGTTCACGAGACTATGGGCTGGTACAAATCAATAGTTCTTGGAAGGCAGTCACATCAGATGTGTGCAAGTCAAAGTACGGCGATATGACTGCTCTACTCAATGTTAACTGCAACCTGAAGGTCGCTAAATACCTTATGGATAACACGGATGATGGCATTAAAAACTGGAGTACCTCTAGCGGGAAAGGCTGATATTCGCTATGCTCTTCTCATGAAGAGTTACGAACATTTCTACGCAGATATTGGTAATGGTTTTATTAGGCTTGACGGCTGTTTAGCAGACGACCTTTCCGTGGTCAACTCTGCACGGGTGTCCTTTGGTAAAAAATCTGAGGAACTTGACGAGTCAGGTATCGGCCTAATTAACTTCTTGATGCGTGAGCGTCATGGAACTCCGTTTGAGCACAACGCCTTTCGCTTTCATGTGAAGTGTCCAATCTTTGTAGCCCGTGAATGGTTTCGTCACCGCATCGGCTCCTTCAACGAATTCTCCGCACGTTATTCAGAGGCCCCGAATACGTTTTTTGTTCCAGAGTACAAAGATGTCCGAACACAGATTGGCAAGCCTGGTTCTTACTCCTTTGAACCTATGTATGAAACTGATTCTGAGTTGGCTGAGTCGGCTATCAAGGTCATTAAAGATGCCAACGAGCATGCTTATGCCTCTTATCTATCCCTGCTTCAGATGGGCGTAGCAAAAGAACTGGCTAGAACAGTGCTCCCTGTCGGCATGTACACCGAGTTTTACTGGACAGTCAATGCGAGGTCGCTACTGAACTTTCTGTCTCTGCGTACGGATAACTCTGCTCAGTACGACATCCGTCAGTATGTCCATGAGATTGAGAATGTTTTTGCTGAAATAATGCCAATCACCTACGAAGCGTGGGTAGTAAACGGCAAAGTCTGCCCTTGATGTGGTGGTCGTGGCTACTTAGTGGTCTGGGTGTCACGGGACTCTGGCTTGTCGGAAAGAAGCACTGGTGGGCTTGGGGCATTGCTTTCACTAACGAGTGCTTGTGGATGGTCTACGCAATCGTCACCAAGCAGTATGGATTCATCTTCGGAGCACTTGCTTACGGTTGTGTTCACGCAAAAAATGGAATACAATGGCGTAATGATTCTACATTCAAAGAAAAAACTTGACATTATTGCTCGCTCACTGACTCGTTGCGGTATCCCTTTATGGCACGGCATGCCTGAAATGATTATCAAAGACCTCAAAGCAAATGGCTATGTAATTAAAAAGAAGCGTAAGTGAGTCGCAAGTCTCTTGCTGACACATGGGGTGTTGAAGTAATACTTTCCTGCCAGTGCGGAGAAGTGCCATCACACGCATTGGACTGGCGGCCGCCGAGATGCCCCGTTTGCAAAGAGACCATGGAAACACTCATGACAAACCACGACAAATACTACGGAGTAAATAATGGAAATGCCTGACCTGCCACCAGCAGAAAAATCAGCAGAGCAACGCAAGGCTCTAAAATGGTGGATTCAACACAGTCACCATCAGGAAGAACAAATTGGACAACTCCGTGCGAGCCTGCGTGAACTACTCCCTATCGCTATGAAGTTTCACTCGCAGGAGTTTTGGGCAGCATCTTGGATGCAGAACCTAGAAGACTTGCTTACTAACGAAAATCGCTCCACCAACTTTGGAGATATTGCACGTGCAGCGGGACTTCTTGGAGAGATTCCCTTCTGGGACGATGATGCGCCCGATGATGAGGATGGAATGCCCATCGGTTGGCGAAAATATCCTCTTGTATAAGGTTGCAATTACCCTTAATAAGGGATAGATTGAAGATATGAAAACAGCATATAAAGGCACACCAGTACATGTTCAAGCGATTGGACAGCAAGTAGAAGTGTGGGTATCATCCCCCACGGGAGACGCATCAGACTCCTTCACCTACACAATCCCCTGCCTAGACGAGACTCAGGCTCAAAACCTCGCAAACATTTGGTGCGAGACATGGGGACTTCCAGTACATATCCCACTACAAACGGTCTAACCGATAGGGAGCCAGCCTCGTAATGGGGGCTGGCTTTTCTATTTGGGGAGTTCTGACTCTCTGCCAAGTTCTTTCATTCGTGAGGCGTACTCCGAGTAAGAAACCTTTGGCGGGATAGTCCCGCACGGATACTTCTGGGACTCATCGCTAGTAACGGCGGTGCAGTTCTTGCAGGCTGTGTAGAAAGGGACAAAAGTAGCCTTTGGGTTGCTGGTTATGTACCGCTTCTCCCACTCGTGACTGAGGAAGTTCTTCATCTCCTCTTCCACCCGCTTGCTAAATGGGGGAACCCAATCTTGATGTATCCACCAGCGAATGCTCATTGCGGCTTCGGGACTCCAGATTCGCCGGCAATGATTTCATCAACAATCAACTTGGCATACTTCTTACGTAACCGCCACATCTTGACGTTCATCTCTTGCATTGCTTTTGTATTGCGTGCCTTAATGGTGATGTCGTCATCGTATACGCCGTACTTATTGAAGGCAATGTCCTCTAGGTCTGGCGACTCAAACAGAATGTCTGAAATCCACGAGCCCCGTTTATCCAGTGAAATCATCAGGTCACAAAGACCTTCTGCACCAAAGTCGTGGTAAATGCGACCAGCAACAACATCGCAAAACGCCCTGCGGTAAAGCCCTTCAGCGAGGGATGCCGAACTCATGAAGGTGCTAATAAACTCAGCCAACACTTCGGGTGGAACGTTATTTTCTAATCCAAAGAAAAAATCTTCATCATCGGGTTCCATAACCCCTCCTTACTAGGACAATACCATTGTCCCACTTGAGCCCGTTATGCGAGCGCAAGGATACGGCTTTGCGCTTCCAACTTCTTCTTTGACACCCACGAGTTGAGGTCCATTGAAGACATTGCTCTATCTTTAACCGGGGCTTCTCGGTAGTGGTCAAGGTATTCACCAACTGCATTGTATGCCGACCAACCGTTAAACCCGTAACCACCAGCATTTTTATTGCTGAGGAACAAGCCACGAACTGCAAGGTGTACTTCTTCTCGGTTCTTGCGTTGACGTTCTGTCTCGCTTGGCTTCTCGGGGAATATCCCGAAAATCAGTTTATCAAGTTGTGGTGAACCTGTCAATACGGGAATAGAAAGCATCTGCTCTGCCATTTTTTGAAACTCTAAAGCCCATTCAACGGAGATGTTTAATACCGTGTGTGCGTCTTCCAGTGCTGATTCGGCATTACGAGTGTGTCTGGCTGTGAACACACGTGACGAGGCCCCGAGACCGGAGATAACGGTGTTCTTGCAAACGGCACGGATAGACGTGTTTGCGTAGGTGATTGCTGTCTTGCCGTCATGACCGTTGCGAACGAGGATGTATCGCTCAATCTTGTCGTTCACACCCTTGGGGTCAATAACCAAAGCACCGAGGTCAAGGCAGGCGAAGAACTCACGACCGCCGTTGAGTACACCGCAAGTGTCTACGAGAGCATCGCCCTTGGATGCGCCAACGATAGACAATGCTCGCTCTAAACACTCCTTGTTTTGCTGAACAACGAAACGTGTTCCAACTGTGGCTAAACCATCAAACGTTCCATCTTGATTAACCCTGACCGTTGCACGGCTGTCTTCAACAATGACGGGACTACCATCTGGGTTCCGAATGAAGTTCCCATTTTCGTCTACTGATGCAACCTTTGTGAGCACAACATCAAAGTCGGCTTCGGCGGCTTCTAGCATCGCCTCTGCTGTCTGCAAGCCTTTCATCGGCTTCCCCAGTCTGTGCCAAGGAACCTCTCGGTCTGCATATGCTATCTTTGCAGCCCCGCTGCTGGTCATCTCAAGTTCGTGTGCCATATCTTTGCCTCTCGGTTAAATCTATCTAACGAGCATAGCACCGCACCCGTCACTTATTGCAACTCTCGGCACTAGACCGCCGTCACTCTTCCTCTTCCGTTGTGAGCGCTGATGCGTAGTGGAGAGCGTTGGAGACCAGCGTGTCCGACCAAGGGAGCGCCGTGTCCGACCAGCCCGTTGGGTGTGGGTTCCAGTAGGAAGGGAGAGCCCCTTCGGGGTTTAGCGCCTTGAGTGCCTGAGTAAGGGCTTCTGCGGCTTGGACTACTTGCTTTACTGCTTCTTTCATACCTTCAAGTTATCTGTTATTAAGGGTAATTGCAACCTTTATTCAAAAAAATTATCCACAGATTTATCAACAGAACGTATGTTCGCTTTAGGGTATAAAAGCATTAAATTAAATATTAAAAGCAAAAGCCCCGGAGGAGAACCCCAGAATAGTTTTTCCTGAAGTGGCAACGGTGGCGGAAAGGAATTCCTTAATCGTTAATTTCCTTAAACAATCTACTCATAACCAAGTCAGACACAGCATCTGACTCTGTGTATGCAACACCATCAACTGCTTGGTTTACTACGCCCCGCTTACGTTCAATCAGCGAGTAGATTTCTTCATCAATCGTTCCAGCACATAACATGTATGTAGCCGTGACTGACGACTTCTGCCCCAATCTATGACATCTACTGTAAGTCTGGTCTACATCAGCAGGCGTCCATGGGAGTTCCACGAACAGCACATCCTGAGCCACCTGAAGGTTGTGACCAGTCTTGGCTGCTTGGATGCTCAGCACGATGCACGGGGCCTCTGCGGCCGGCAAAGTCATGAACAGGTTCTTCTGCTTCTCAATCTCCTCAATGTCCATGCCGCCTTGGATTCGCAAGTTGCCGAACTTCTTGGCTAACTCATCAACTACATCTCTGTGGTGAGCGGCGATTACGACTTTGCGGCCCTCCGCCACACGGGACTCTACCCAGTCAATAATTGCTGGCATCTTCGCTTTTGCTGACAAGCGACGCAAAACTGAGAGACGAACGAGGTGTTGATTTGATTCGGCTTTGATTCTCGCTACGACCGCTGCCGAGTTAGGAGACTTACCAAGTTCCAACGCAATCTCTTTAGCGCGCTGTACCAAGTATTCAACAATGTCATCTTCTGCCTTTTTGTACTCACGTAGGCCGGCAGCAGTCCCGTCAACGACGATGGGGTCGTGCATCACGGGTGGCAAATCAGTAAGAACCTGCTCTTTTGTACGCCTGATGTAACAAGTAGAACGCAGTCGTTCGTTGAGTTCATCAAGATGAGAGTGACCCTCAAGATGCCATTGTCCCCATTTGTCTTTGAACGCAGCGCAGTATCTCCTGTAGAAACCCCACTCCCCACCGAACTTGTCTAACTGACCAATGATTCTAAGTTGGCTTGCATATTCTGCTGGTCGGTTGGTTACTGGTGTCCCCGTCAAACACAAGACAATTCCCGCCGCCGGGGCTGTCCGTGCAATCTTCACGGCTGACTTCGTTCGCTGTGCTGTTGGGGTCTTGCAGTAATGACTTTCATCAAAAACATAAGATTGGTGATTTAGAAGTTGCTTTTCCCAGTGATTAAGGTTAGAATAACTTATAACAACTACATCATATTCTGTCGGAAATTCCTTGCGGTCAGTTACTACTGCGACCTTGCGAGAAGGAAGCCACCTGTTGTATTCGGCTTTCCAGTTAAGAACGAGCGTTGCAGGACACACGACAACTGCTGGGTAGGAATCATAAACATACTCCAGTGTCGCAATCGCCTGTAGAGTTTTCCCCAATCCCATTTCATCGGCAATGAATGTGCGCCGTGCGTTAGATGCGTATGCAACTCCAGCCCTCTGGTACGGCAGCAGCGGTAGTCCCGCCACTTCAAGTTCAGCATCAACCATTCGTGATGCGTCCTTTAGTTCTGTAAGAGAACTCTCTATTTGGTTGAGCATGTCAGTAACATTGCTTTCAATAGGCTGCTTGAAGGTGGTTGCCCAACCCACTACCTCGGAGATGCTCGCCATCGGGGCTCTCCACGCCTTGGTCTTCGCATGCCAAGTGATGCCAGCAATTTGTTTTACTGAACGAACACGTACTGGGTCGTAGTCAAAAGCAAGATATACCCAATCGCCCTTGATATATACGCCGTTGGTTTCGGAGTTGTTGTGCTTGGGCAGCGTAAAAAGCATGACTTCTGAGGAGATGACGAAGTTGTGGCGGCCGGCGAAGCCCCGACTCTCCTCCAACGCCGTGATGGGCAAGCGCCAAACTCGGGCAACCTTGTCCCATTTAGCCCCTTTGATGCGCTTTATCTCTGCAACCTGCTCTGCGTCATACGGGAAGTCAAACACAAGGTGGTCGTCCGACAGATAGAGATGAATCATGATGCTCTCAGTCTATCGCGGGGCCCCAGATACGACGTGAATCAGGGCAAACAAAAACCCGTCTGCGGAGGGCACAGACGGGTTATTTTGTTGTGGGTGACTATTTAGTCTTCCCACACGTGCACTTTATCGTCAATGCACTCAACGTCGTAAACTAGCCACGTTTGGTAAGTAATACCACACTTGCAAGTTTCTTCGCAATCAATTCCCATATTCACCTCCTCACCACTCATAAGAACACTCTATCCTTTATTAGTAACAATTACAACATTATGAGCAAGAAAGTTTTGAGGGGTTTTATGGGGGCGTGTCCCCCGACGTTGAGTCCCGCTGCGTGTAGTCTGAGGAAATGAGCGAACAGAACGACAACCCTGAACTTCCTGACGAACTGCACGAACAGCGCATCAAGCGACTGGAGGGGCGCTTGCGTCTCCTTGAACAAATGCTTGAAGACATCAGGCGTCAACTTAAGTTGATGGAAACCGGGGCTAAGGAAATCAAATGGGAAGGCGGAGCGAACACGCTCGGCTCAATGGCTAAGCGGCTAGGCAACTGGAATGGCACCCCCTGGGAGAACTGAGCCCCGCCCGTACCCCTAGCCTGTCCTGTCGGAGGGCTTTGGGGGGTTGGAAGGCTAGAGTAGTGCTTCTAGCGCCTGCTCCGCTTCGCAGGCAGGGCAAGTACCCGCAGGCTCGGCCCCGCCCTCGGGCAGTTCCGCAGAACCTTGGATTGGGCACAGTACGCCGCAAAACCAGCAAGTCGTGGTTGTCATCATTTTTTCACCCCCTCTCCACTCATAAGAACACTCTAACCGTTATTAAGGGTAAACACAACCTTAAATAGAAACTTTTTATTTGCCTTTTTTGCCCCCCGTTTGACTCATTATCTGAAGATGGCGCGCGGGACCGGCAGCAGCCGGAACAAATGTTTACTCAAGTAGTGACGGTGGCGGAAAGCAAACCCATAATGCGAAAAAGCCAGGACCCCGAAGAGTCCCGGCTTTCGCTCTGAGTGGAGATGGTTTATTCGTTTACGAAAATGCGAGGTGGTTCCTCACCGCACGGATAACTGGCTGTTATGTGCCATGGTTTGCAGTCGCACTGACCACATCTAAAGTCGTCGTCGTTACTAAAACGATGAGTTGCAAAGTTTGCTTTCGCTTGTTCTGCTGTACCTTTAAATGGTGCTGGTATGTTCATGACTTCAGTGTAACCCTTATTAGCAACAATGGCAACCTTACCAACGAGACTCTACGACACTGCGTGTTGCGTCTGATACGCCCTCTTTGTAGAACGGGTCTAGTGCCCCGCCTTGTAACGCTTTAGCGATTTCAGGGCGACACTTTGTAAGCATGTTGAAGTACAACTGTCCGTAACGCAATGTACATGATGGGTGTCCGTAAGCAGACTTAACCGCTTCCTCAAACTCCTCGGCTGATGCGAATTCTTTGAACAACGGGGCCACGGTCATTCTTCTTCCCCAGAGGCTTCAATCATTTGTTGCATCATTTCTAGTGACATTGCTTTTCCTTTAGCAGTCGGCTGGTACAGCCAGTCCCCGTCTTCGTCAATGCCGGCGACTTCTATGAGCCCAGCACCGACGAGGAACTTCATGTCGTTCTCTAAGTCTGCACGAAAGTATGAGTGCTCAGACATCTGACTGCTTCCAATGGTTGCGCCACTGCGAGGGTGAGTGACCCTCTTCTGCCTCAGCCTTATCTTCGGGTGAGTCAAACAGGCGAATCACATGAATACATGGGTCGCCACCTTCTTCCCACTGCTCTTCTTCGGCTTTAGTTTGCGGGACCCCGTCGTGGGTTTCACACAACGGTGGGCTACACCAACCGCTGTTCATGCCGATGACAATCCACTCGTCAAATGACATCGGCTGTGTGAGCCTATCCATCATTGGCTGTGGGTCAAAGTTGGGTGCGTTTTTGCCGACCATTATTCTGTTTCCTCAAGCAATCCTACAGCAAGAAAGTGATGACAAGCCGTTCCAATTTCAGGAGTTGGGCAATCGCCTTTTTGACCCATAGCCCAGCGAACCCACTTTAGTGCTTTATCCATCTCTACATCGCCTGCAATTTCTTCAGGCAAATAGGTGAGGGCTGACTTTAGTGTCTTAATGCCGAGTCTATCCATTAGACCAGCGAGTGTGATGAATAAGGAACCGAAGCCATCGTTAGCGTTGGCTACAACTTCCATATCGTCGTCTGTAAGTATTTTCATATCTTCAATCTATCCTTAATAAAGAACAATGACAACCTCTGACAAAAAAAGATTTTTTACCAAGGTGCCCACAGTATGTTTTTCTTGATGTGTCTGTTCATTTGCTTGTGGAACAAGAAATCAGCCCCGAACATATCGCCCATGTTGCAACCGACAGTTTGTTTTGGAGAAGCAACCAGTTCACCCGTTGCGTTGCATACTTCGCAATCTCGGGACTCCCACCAGTAGTCTTCGCAGTTCTGACACACCCACAAAGAGGTTGTCTCGGGGATGCGGTTCAGAACAAAGATGGGGACTATCATACGGGTGGTCTCCCACAGCATTTATTACTTCCCCAAACTCGTTGGACGAAGCGTGGTCTTTCCTGCTTCTTGGGCTTTTCTTGCTTCTTGTCAGCCCCGTCGTCGTCTTTCTTAGTCATAACTACCCTCTCGTGTCGTTGTACCAAGATGATACCTCAACACAAGAGGGAGAACGACTCTAGGCGACTGCCCACATACGGGTTGGGCGACCACGAAGTCCGTTGTTGTAAGCGTTATCTGTGAGCACAATGCGCCCCGCTTCTTCCAACTCAGCCAAGCGACGAAGGCAGTTTGACTTATCCTGTCCAGTAAAGTCAGCAATGTCTGTCGTGCGAGACTCTCCCATCATTGCGAGAGCCAAATAAACAGCCTCGGTTGGTGGGAGTGTTTTTAGGAGTGTGTCACGAAGAAGGATAAATGAAGCCTTTGAGGTTATTTTTGCAACCACACGACCATCTATCTTTAGGTTTTCGTTGTCAAGTGAAATGTTCATATCTTCAATCTATCCATTATTAGTCGTTATTACAACGTCAAAATGAAAGAAATAAATCTTCTTTCCTGCCACCCAAATCCTGACTCTCAGTCTGGGGCCCCTAGCCCCGCCGCAGCGGAGTGTTGTTGTTTCCTGAAGCAGTGACGGTGGCGGAAAGGCTATGAAAAACTAGACCCAAGAAGACAACGACGGGGCTGCGGCCGGTAGGGGACAAAAAAGAACCCCAACACAATCGCCAGACTGTGATGGGGTTCTAGTTCTCTGTGATTCACCATTGACGCTCTGAGAGAAGAACGAGGTTATTAGTCGTGAAACAATCCAGCAGGTAGGGCTTCTCTGCATATTTGTGGCACTCCCAATCGCCGAGTTGCCTTAGGAGATTACTCAGTCTTTGGTTTCCACTCGGTGTCCTTTACCGATACTTACACTCTATCCCTTATTAGGGCTTATCACAACCTGCATGTTTGGTTTGTTTGTGCGGCCGGCCAGGGGTCCCGATGCACTACAGTAAAAGCATGCCATCATCTTGGGGAACAGAAGAAAAGAAACTCGCCACATCAGGGAACGACATCGCCCAGTTTACGAAGTGGTTTGACCTAATGAACCTTGACTTTGAAATACTCCGGCAAGCGGGGCGTTGGAACGTCACGTGTTGGACAAGAGCCGACATGAAGTTCGTTGCTTCTGACAACAACAAAGAACTCAACGATGCCATGATGTCTGTCTACAGTCAAGTAATGAAGATACGTCGTTCTTCCGGCAGTCCCGCGGCGGACTGAGTTCGGGCAATAAAAAACCCCCACCCGAAGGCAGGGGTAATTCTTGTGACGTTACTGTTTAACCCACAGCAACTCTCTACGGGCAATTTCGTTCTTCTCCATGAAGGCTCTACACTGCGCAAGCGACCCTGTGAACAGCACTTCTTTTCCTGCGTTCTGAACATGGAAGGAAACCTTTAGTTCTAGTTCGTCTTGGGAGAGGCAGTAGGCGCACTCTCCGTTGCTACTACAATGGCAGTAGTCGGGCATTTCTGGTATTTCGTATTCACTCATACCTTCAGACTATCCGTTATTAAGGGTAATGACAACCCTTAGTCGTTAATTTTTTTCCAGCCACCATCAGCCGTAGCAAAGTATGTCTCGTACTGACCAGCGTTCGGTGCGCCAGCGGGGCTACGTTTCCACGTCCACGCCCACTGACAGCAGGGTGGAGTCAAGGTTCCATCGTCTGCATCGTGTTCGTTGATGTTCGGGTGACCCCCACCTTCTTGTGGGAAAATCAACTTTGCGAGTCCCGGCAGCACGTTCAGGAGTTTAATACAGCAGTCGTGACAGAGATGAGCGAGGTAACGAGGACTATCTACTTCGTAGTCTCGTTCGGGAACACAGTCCGTAAAACCACCGTAGTGACCGAGTGCAAGCCAGTTCAACGACCAGCCGTAGTCAATATAGCCTCCCTGTTGTTGGGAGTCCGGGGCTTCAACCCCGCAGTTATCACAGCATTTCAAGTTCTTCTTCTTCCTCGTCAAACGGAGAGTTTAACCATTCACGGAACTCATCGTAGGTGGGCAACTTATCCCACTCGTGTTGTTCGGAGTCCTTCTTCTCGCCCCATGCTAGACCAGCAAGCCAAGCGTCTTGGTGAAGTGCGTCAAAGCCAGCCATGAGAGAGGGTGGGTCTACGACAACAGTGTTGGGGTTATAGCCGGCGAGAGCCCCGTCAACGAACTCCATGATGAGGTCAGAGTCGTCAAAGGCGTTCTCTCCAGCAATGAGGGCTAACTCTACAAACACACGAGATGGGTGGAAGTCTCCGTACCTATGGTTCGCTAGGACATAGCCAAACAAACGAGAGCGACACTCGGCAGGCGTCATTTGTCACCCCCTGCAAGAACGACAGCCATGAAGACTACAGCCCCGAGAGGCAGGCTAAGGATAATTGCGAGCAGTGTTTTCATTAGTCCACCTTTGTTACTTCGTAGTTCGGCTTAACTTCCGTGTTAAGGAAGCGACCAACGCTATCTGTTGCCAAGAGACGAGCGATAACAGAGAACGGCACACCCGAATAGATGTACTTTGTCTGCCCCCAAGTCACATGGAGATAATCATATTTAGGAAAGAAAGACCAACGAGTGACAGCCTCGGAGTTTGGAGTAGAGGTCATGTAACCGTCTGTCTGGTCAATGGTTACTATGCCTGATGGGGTGGTGATGTCTGTGAACTTCATACCTTCAAGTTATCCGTTATTAGGCATAATGCCAACCTCGCCAACAAGAAAACTTATCCACAGAATTATCCACAGGTTGTGGAAAAAGAGACAGACATAAACACATAACAAAGTCAAAATGCGACGCGTGAGCCCCGGGGGCTTGGGTGTGCGCTTTTCTCAAGTAGCGACGGTGGCGGATAGCAAATGCACGGGGCCACCAATGTGCTGTGAGGGGCAGGTATCCCCACCCCTCGTAGCGAACACTTAGGCTGTTGCCTTGTTTTCCCACGCTTCGGTGATTGCCTCTGCGAGTGAGCCAGTAGCACTACCTTCATCTGTGATTACATCTTCGGGTTCGTCTGCGAAAGACATAGCCGAGCCAGCACCGTTGTCGTTTATGACCGATACCAACTTCACACGACGGCGTTGAGCGTGCTTAGAAGGTGCGCCTTCCATTGTGCCATCTGCGTTGAGTGGCGCAGCCCAGCCAGTCGTGACTACGCCGAACGCAACCATGTAGGTAGGGATTGTGACTTCGTCAATGGCTTCATAAATGTCGGCAATGTCAGAAGAAAGAAGTTGGAACTCACCTGCGTCTGTAACTCCGTACAAAAGTGGCGTAGGGATTTCCCAAGTGTCACCTGATTTAGTTAGTAATTCTGTTGCGTATTGGATAGGGGTCATGAGATTTCCTCTCGGTAGTAGTTGATAGTTACACTCTATCTGTTATTAGGCGTAATGCCAACCTTCAGAAGAAGTTTTAGTGCGTGGTATGCGTGGTATGCGCTAAACGCCATCGGCACGACGAACAGCAGCCCCGAGGGTAGCAGTAGCATCAGGTAGGCGTTCCACAACATCAGCATCAGGTGCTTGAAACATTGCTTGTCAATAGCCGGGGCTTGTCCCATCACTTCACCCCTACGACTACGTTAAGTACGTTTTCGGAAGCCCACTTAACAGCGAGACGGTTCACGGTCATCAGGAACTCGGCTTCGGTGACTTCTTGTTCTAAGAAGAACTCCACGAGACGACCTTGGTTCAGGTCGTCAAGCATGTTCACGAGGGCTTCTGCGCCCGTCACGCCAATAGAGTAATACTCGCTATCAAGCAAGCCTTGGAATGTTTCAAAATATGTCATACCTTCAAGTTATCCATTATTAGTAACAATGACAACCTTGAGCAAAAGATTATTTGACTACAAACAATTTCAGCAACGAAAAAGCAAAAACCAGAACGGCGTACATCTGGAGCCCCGGCGGAAGCAGGAACATTAAAGGTGCGGATATTAGAGCCGCCCAAGCGGTAATTATTTTACTCATCCGAACAGTGACTCCTGTTGTCCGTTATCGTCAGGTCTAGCGCAACACACTTCGTGGCGATAGCGATAAGTTCTATCTTCAATAGAGAACAGCGCACGTGAGCCGCCCCGTATCCAAGCGTTCACTAGTTGAACCGTGCTTTTGCCTTTGGGGTCTACTGTGTTCCCGCAGATTTCGCAACTAAAGAGAGACACGGGGCTTCCTGTTTCCCTCAAAGTAACCAGCACAGAAAGTGTCGCATAACTCATGGTAAAACTGTTCTACTTCACCACCACTAAGCAGTTCGTCAATAATTTGATAGGCGGTCTTACCTTCCCATGAACTGTTGAGTGGTTCGTAGTTAGAAATGTCCAAAGACCTATCTTGTTTCCCGAGACGGGAGCCCCGAAGAAAAGCCTCCGTGAGACTTGGTTGAATAATCATTTATTCCTCTCCGTAGTAATGGGGTGAGTTTCCCCACCCCACACTATCGTTTTGTTCTTGGTTTGCCTACTTAATGAGGCGAGCCACACCCTTATAGGTAGAAGTGGATACATACTCCTCGTCTGTCATTTTAAGCAGAGCGATAGCGTTTTCTAGTTCCTCAATGTCGGACTTAATAGCCCAGTCATTATGGTTCTGTTCAGGTTCTACTGGCGACTTTATGGAAGCAGGGAACTCAACGGTGATTTGGTACTTGTTCTTTTCGTCATCGTGACGATAGGTGTTGTACTTAGAAACATCTGTTACTTTTCCTTTACCTGAACGAAACAACTCAGCAAGAGTGTCTTGGAAGTCTTTAACTTCCTTTTGGTATTCCTTTTTCGCTTTTGCGTAGTCGGCGATTTCCGTCTGGCGGTCAGCGAGAGCCTTTTCTAAGGCGGTGATGACTTTAGATGTAGTCACCTTTACATTTATGGACTTGCTAGTATTAGCCACTTGATTTCCCCTTTCGGTGGGAATTAGTATTTGGTAGTATCACTCTATCCGTTATTAGTGATAATGACAACCTTAGTCATCATCTTTTCCCCAACCTTTATCGGCAGGAAAAAACCGTGCGACCAGTCCGAGCAGAAGCCCAGCAAGCATGACGAGAATAAATATCATGCGAAGCGAACCTGACGACAAGCGTTGCGAGACTGTTGCTTTTTTTTGTCAGGTATGCGTTGCGCTTTTAGAATGTTGCGGTCAGCAAATGCCTGACGGTCTTCATCAGACCATGAGGTTATTGTGCGTTTCTTCATATGTTCATACTATCCTTTATTAGACGCAATAACAACATTAGAACAAACAAACTTTTAGTCGTACATGAAGTCGTCGTCGGGGTGCGGGGCTCGCTCAGTCCATGAGTCCTCACCTTTCACGAGTGAGAGCGTTGAGCCACTATCCCACGCTACGTCTATGACTTCACCCCAAGGGTCTTGGCGACGACGAACGAGCAGTCCTCTATCGCCGGCTTTTAGCCCCGTGTGCGGGTCTGAGGTATTTATGAGTTCAACGATTACGGTCATGTGGGTCACGCCCTTCCTTGCGTTCTGCGTCTTCCCAATCAAGCAATGCCCACGCCCAAGTTTCACACTCGTTGCAGGGGCACTTGCTTTCGTGGTCCCGGGGCTGTTCAGGGCGCATCATACGACCGAGAACCATGTCATCACCGTGGCGAGCAGATTATCGTAATCACCTGCTGTGGCTTCGGCGTGGAACTCGTCCCACTTGTTTGTGTAGATTCCGTTGCGTCGCATGGCTCGCATGACCCGACCAAGAATAGAGAAGGCGTTACCGTCTTCCCCAAATAGGGGGACTGTTATATCGGGATACTTTGGTTCTTTCATACTTTCAATCTATCCTTTATTAGGGACAATGACAACCTGCTAGGCAGGAAGTTTTGCCATCTCGTTTTGTACCAAGTTAAGTGCCTCAACGATGCCTTGCCACAAGTCCTTTTTAACTTGTGCAGGGATTAGGTCGGGCAACATTTTATAAGCCTCAATGGCTTTGCGGATGTCTAGGTGGGTTTGGATAATGTACTCTTCGTAACTCATAACTCCAATGTATCCTTTATTAGGCACAATGACAACCTCATCAAGGAATGTTTCACGTGAAACAATTAGGTATGCCTAACATTCGGACTGGGTACAGAGAACGTTTTTCTGAACGTGTTTACTAGCCCCGGGGGGCGGGGGTCAAAAGTGTTTCTGAAGTGGCGACGGTGGCGGAAGACTCAGAGAGTTACTTCGTCCATCGTGTCTTGGTTGTAGACAGCATCACAGCGCAAGCATAGGTAGTGAATACCGTCCCACGCTTTTACGATTGGCTCAACAACCTTGCCATCGGGGCTGCAGGTTTCAAACCCATCGCTTGCAGGGCTGTTGCCACACAGGCACACAAACCAGTCACAAGCACTTGCTTTCAGGTCTAGAGGCATTACTTGTCCATTCCACAGACGAAACAATGGTCGTCACGCCACGCATGAGTGCAGTCAATTTCGTCTTGCCACAGGTCAGACCAGTCGTGTTTAGCGATGTAGAAGCCCAGCACGAACGCTAATAAAGCCAACATTAGATTGTCTCCTTCATGCCGACACGGAAGTTTTCAGGCTGTGTCTCCCATAGGAAGTTAAAGTGATTAGCCATTACAACAACAGAGGGGTCAATGGTGTGTTCGTAACCGTCATACTCGCCCTGTGCGTTACACGAGCCGAACACGATGCAGTCGCCTGCGAGTATCTGTCCGAACATGATAGAGGCAACGGGGTTGAGTTCAAGACCGATAAGTAGTCCTTCATCGTTTACATAGCCATGAAATGTCTCAGAGCGAACACAGTCAAACCAACCACCTACGGTCTTGTTGATGAAGTCGCCTTCGGGGTGAGCAACCATAGTCGTGTATGGCGTACCTTTTGCTGGAATAATAAGTGCTTTGTTCATACCTTCAATGTATCCTTTATTAGTAGCAATGACAACCTCGGTAAAAAAGATTTCACTCCTCGTAACACTCGTAACACACCCACTCGGTGAGCGTGCCAGTTGTTAGGAACACTTGGTTCCAGTCGCCTTCGTCATCATGGAACGGCTTGGCACAGTAGGTGCAGGTCACGCCAGCCCCGGCAGCAGCCAGTTTCTCAACTTCTTTTGCTATGAGTTCAGATATCAGTTGCACCTAGAGTCCTTTTCTTGTAGTTTTTTAGAGCCTCTTCGTAAGTTTTGTAATACTCTCCACCAGCGAACGACCAACCATCGGGGCGGGCTACAAGTGTCCACACGATGAAGGGGTGGAGAACGAGTTCGTCTTTGCTGTAGTGGTCTCGTTCACACAAGACTTCCCAAGTGGCGTAGGTGTCGCCCTTCACTCGTTCACGGATTTTGTGGTATCTACGAACTCGGACAAACTCGTCCTCGCCGTATTCCATTGGCAGACCCTCGCAAATAACCTGATACTCAGGCTCCGTCTTTGCGTTGCTATCTGCTACTGCTTCTACTTGTGATGTCATACCTTCAAGTTATCCTTTATTAGCGACAATGACAACCTCTACTCCCCGTTTTCACAGAGAGCGAGGATTGCGTCAGCGAGAGTACCGTTACCTTCACCTTGTTCGTCATAGAGAACATGGTCAGTATCGTCCATGAAGCGAACAACCGACGAGCGAGCCCCGTTGCGAGACACAGCAACAAGTAGGCGTACACGAACTGGCGGTGCTTTGTGGTCAGTCATGTCTTGCGCCCAACCGTGCGAAACGATAGCCACATGACCGAACAGGTCAAGAGTCATCGGGGTCATCGGGTCGTCTAGTAAGTCGTAGACATCTGCACACTCTGCCATCATCACCGGGACTTCGGCACCGTCGGAAAGTCCGAAAGCGTACGAGTCCTCTAACATCATGTCGTGAGCAAGTGCGCCCTCTACCCTCTTAGCGAGTTCTGCGATTTCGTGTTGTTCCATTGGGTTCCTTCCCTAAGAGGCGACAGCGACAGCAACCGCTTCAACCTCTAGGGTTGTAATGCGAGTGTACGATGTGCCTGTAACGACTTGTGCTTCTACTTCGGGGGCGATTGTGCCAGCCTTAATAGCCTTATCAAATGCCTTCGGCTCAACCGAGGTCTTAGTGACTGCCTCAAACGCTGTAGCGACAATGAGACCCTTTAGAGCCTCTGTATCAAAGTTGCGACGAGTTGCCTCAACGATTGCGACCTTAACCCCGTCAATGACGACATCAGTCACGCCCATTTCGGCGTAGGTCTCTTCAAGCAACTGCTTGGCTGTTGCCATTGCTTTATCTGCCATTTCAACTGCCTGCTTTGCGGCGAGGTACTGAATGGCTACCTTTTCTTGGATTGTGGACATTGTGTTTCTCCTAACACTTGCGATACCTTCAAGTTATCCGTTATTAGGAACAATGACAACTCGCCCCCAAAGATTATTTTTAGACCCTTTTACCCCTATTTGCAAGGTTCAAATAACCATGACACACCCATTTGTGAAATCACAAAACGCAAGAGGTGTATGGTGTTTCTCAAGCAGTGACGGTGGCGGAAAGGAAATACAAAACAAAGGTTGTGTCTATTGCTAATAACGGATAGAGTTTCTATCACTACTAACAAAGGAGTACACCCACTATGGGATTAGACCAATACCTCTATGCCAAGTGCTACACAAGTTCTGGCGATTGGCTCGGAAAAGAGCGAACAGAACTGTTTGAAAAAGTTGTGGAAGCAACTGGCGCACAGAAGTTCATGACCAAAGAGATGCCTAGCGCACAAATACAAATCAAGGTCGGACAATGGCGCAAGTCAAACCAAGTTCACCAATGGTTTGTAGATAACTGCCAAGACGGCGTAGACGATTGTCGTGAGGCTTATGTGTCTCGTGACCATCTAATTGCACTTCGTGACATCTGTCAGAAGGTTCTCGCCGACCACGGGCTCGCTGATGAGTTACTACCAACCGCTAGTGGTTTCTTTTTTGGAAGCACACAGTATGACGAGTTCTACTTCGGTGACCTAGAAGATACGGTGCTCATGATAAATGAGGCACTAGTGAACGTCCCAACCGACTACGACTTTACATATCAAAGTTCTTGGTAACAACATGGCATTAGAAATCGTCCCCACCCCAGCAGTCGCTAGTCCCGGATATCGTATCCGCAACCTAGTAAACGAACTTTCAGAACAACCGAAAGGGACGTGGGCGGTATCCCACCGTTTCAAAGACGGAGAATACAAGACTTACGTGAGTGCTAGTTCAGTTGTCCACCGCCTTCGCTATCGCTACTCACATTTAGAGTGGCGCATTAGCAAGGACGAAAACGGACACTATTTCATAGCAGGGTGTTTCCCAGCCGAGTAGGCCCCGTCGCTCTGAGTGTGACCAAGTTTGGCGTTGTGATTATGGATAATAACCGCTACGCTGAAAACAAACCCCCTACAAAGAAAGTTATTCACCATGTTGGTAGATACACCCAAACCAGATAAAAGCCGTTACGCACTTACAAGTGACGGGAAAATTGACTATGAGATTTACAAAGGTCTCACGGCGTCCGTAGAAGAAACGGGACTCGTCGTTGATGTGCGCATTGTAGATACACGCCGTCGTTATGGACACTTGGACTTCCTTGTCGTTCCTGTTTCAGGTAGTGGCGAGCGATGGACAGAGTTCAAGAATGTAACTCTTCACAGCGACCCAGTCGCGGGACTGCCGGCAGCACACATCGCCGACACCTACGCAAAGACATTTGCTACTCACTGGAGTGAACAAAAACTTTAGAGTAAGGTTGTCACTATCCCTAATAACGGATAGAGTTTTACTTATCGGATTTACTATCACCGAAAGAAGGTAATCATGCCCAACTGGGTTCATACATCAGCGTCAATCACTGGAGACGAGCAGGAACTACAAAGGTTCCTAACTGCCTCTACTGTAAAAGACGAAAACGGTAATGAAAAACTAAACATCATCCCGTCTCTTTTGCCTTGCCCTGAGGAACTCAAAATCCTTTCAGGGTCAATGTCTTCAGATAACCCTGAGCACGAGACATGGCTAAAACAAAAGGAAGAGAACATCGCTAAGTTCGGTTACTCGGACTGGTACGAGTGGGAGTACGACACTTGGGGCACCAAGTGGGGCGACTGCGACACTGAACTTCTTGACCGTGCCGATGGCACTGCGCTCATAAACTTCACTACTGCATGGGGACCAGCCGATAAGGCATGGCTAAAAATCTCAGAGTTGTTTCCTGAACTGTCCTTTCAGTTCTCTTACGATGAAGAGGCTGGCTTCTTTGCTGGATACCATGTCTTTCGTAACGGCTCCATCGTCTTTGAGGCGATGTACGAACCGTGTGAAAACCCATTTGACTACGATGAGCAAGAAGCAGAGCACGAAAACTGGAACGAACAAGAGCAAGACAAGGTGGAAGCACTGCTTCTAAAGTTTTGGGCAGAGGAGATGGCGAAATGACGAAAGTTATTATTGACTCCCAGTCTGGGACGGTAGTCCCGCTGGATTACTGCTATGTCGTAGATTTATCTGAACTAGATGAAAACGACGCACATTTTTTAGATGTTGCGAGCGACTCTGAAATATCTCAGATGGCAGTTCGCACAGGCAAGAGCGTTCTCAAAATCATGGAAGACACTCTGTACGGAGAAGTAACACGCTTTACATCTGTGTCATATTCTCCCGGGGCTCTGCGCGACGAGGCTGAGGTTCTTCTAGAACTTGAGTACGACACGACAGAAGAACGTCTGATGGGTTGGCTCAAGTGGGTTACTACCGAAGCCACCGACGAAGAGTTGAAGACAATCGGAGAACTATGCATCGGGACTGACGACGCATGGAACGGATATCGCACCATCTTCACAAGCAATCTTTTTTATTACTTCACTGAGGTTGTCATTAAGGGTAATAAGGGATAACTTGAAGGTATGAGTATTTCAGATAAATATAAAGGGGTTGAGTGTGCCGTTACTTGGACAGACTCACCTGACGGCTACAACGATGTTTTCATCTCGTTTCAACCTGAGGAGTTTGACACTCCATCAGACCTAGAAACTTTCTACTACTTCACTGATGATGAAGCGAAAGGTCTTCTAAAGGCTATTGAGGAGTCTCGTGACGTCTATTCCGTAAACAAGGAATGGTTTATTGACTTGGTTGAATCACTAGAATTTATGGAGCAGTAATGACTTACCGTGTACAAGTACAAGTTGGCGTTGATGTAGACGCCCTCACAGATGGTGAAGCCATGACTAAAGCACTCATTAAGGTTCGTGAAGCAATCGGGGAAGACCCTGAGGCTCCACACCCTAAACCTTTCTGGGTCACTGGCATCTGTCGTGACATGGACGGCGACTACATGGCGTGGGAGCAGGCTGAATGAAAGTCTCACAACTACGCCACCTCGTTGAGGGTATGAACCCAGACGACGAACTGATGGTTCTGTTCTGGGAAAAACCAGAAGTATTCTGGAACGACGAACTTGAACTCACCAACGAAGGCTGGGCTCGCGTCGTAAAAGAGTTTGAAGAATGGGAAGGCTCTGACCGTGACATCTGCAACTGGCTCGCTGATGCAATCATTGACCACTCAGAGGTTGTCATTGACCCTAATAACGGTTAGGTTGAATGTATGAACTACCGCACCTGCACAGAACTTCGCTATCCCAAGATGATTGGCGAGATGCCCCTGAAATGGGATTACTTCTCGGTCCCCGACACATCGGTGCTCCCTGAAAACTGGGTAGACCTAACTTGGAACGACAAGTACGACTTCCTAAACGACAACGGCTACTGGACCAAAGGTTTCTTTGAAATCACTAATGACCAAGACATGTTCATTGACGGTAACGCTCTCGCTGGGATGCATGACGAAATCGTCGTTGAATTCACAGAGGAAGCCGATGCCTGAGATGAACGCACTGGAAGATTGCTTCACTTGCAAGAAGACTGGATGGGTTAACGAAGATGAACAGTGTCCCTCCTGTGCTGAGGCGTCCCCGATTCAAATCGTCTGGGGGCGGGACTCCGGATACTGCGCTTGGTGCGTAGACGAGTTTGTAGACGATGAGCCCATCTGGGAATATGCAATTGACTCTCAAGATGTACCGGTCAAATACGCATGTTGTTTAAAATGCGCTGACGAGCGCGACGTAACTTACTAAAACAAAAAGCAGGGCCCTTGGCCCCGTCTGCTGCTCATTGAAAGCGGCGACGGTGGCGGAAGACCCTGCCTTTTTACGTTTATTTATTCAGCAGCGGGTTCTGCTGCTGCTTCTACTACTTCTGCGACTGGCTCTGCAACAACTTCTGCTGCTGCTTCAACCACTGGCTCTACCACTGCTTCGGCTACTGGTTCTTCAACCTTCTTTGGCTTCTTCTTTGGCTCTTCTGCCGCCGGTGCCGCCGGGGCTCCCATTTGAACTCCTTCAACAATCGGAGAAGGCTCCAAGAGATATGAGATTGCTTCTACTGGTGCGTGAAGTTGGCTTTTCTTTTTCATGACGAGTCCCGTTCTGGTGAAAGATTGTCTTAAAATTCTAACATTATCTCGGGGCTCAGGTTGCAGCCGGCCCTAATAAAGGGTTGAATGATGCCTCACTTGCTGCCAGAGTGTAAAAAAATATGCGAATATTTAATACTGCGGGTTGTCATTATGGTTAATAACGGATAGGTTAAAGGTATGGCATTAAAGAAAATGATTACAGATACAGAGATACTAGAGACACATAAGTCTTTGTGGGACGAAGCAAAACAAGAGTACGGAGACGTGTTCTCCGTGCCCCGCACTGTCACGTTCTCCATATCTAGTCGTGTTCGTGCCCTCTATTGTTTACAGGTATGGGACGGTCGTGGCAAGGCTTCTCGCTTCCTTGGGTCGTATGGGATACCTACAGACATCATTGAAGAACTGGTACCTCAGTTTTGTGACGAGACCCTTGAAGATGGCGTAGTCATAACCCCGATTCCGAAACGTGCAGATAAGTACGACGCCTTCTTGGAGTGGACTAAAGACCACTTGTTTGAACAGTTCACTACAGAACAACTGACAGAAATTGCTGGCTTCTCTTATCAGACGACACTTAAGTTTGTTTCCGAGTCACAGACATTCCGCAAAGTTAAAAAAGGCTTGTGGGAAATTCGTGACGAGAAGGCTGATAGAAAAGCAGAAAAAAAATAACTAACCAAGGTTGTCGTTGTTCTTAATAACGGATAACTTGGTACATGTAATAAACAACCACATCCGAAAGGGATTACTACCGTGGAAAACTCAACATCAACCCCATTGCCCGACTGTTGGCAAGAAGTACAAGACTGCATGGACGCTGGCATTGACCGTGTCATCCTGTTCGGTCCTCCAGGAACTGGCAAGACATTCGCTGGTCTCACTACTGGAGATACACAAGGCGGTGCGTTTCGCATGGTCTGCACAGAAGATATGACCAACATGGACGTCACTGGCGCTTTCATGCCTGACGGAGAAGGTAAATTCTCTTGGGTCGCTGGAGCCGCTTTAAAGGCTTGGGAAGGCAACGGCATCATTGGTGGTCGTCTCGTCGCTGACGAAATTGACAAGGCGTCGGGCGATGTGTCGTCAACGCTCTTAGCAATGATGGACTCTCCTGAATCAGCATCATGGGAAAACCCTGAGACTGGTCGTATGCATCGTCCTCGCCAAGGCTTCTCTGTTGTTATGACGACTAATGTGGAAAACATGGAAGAGTTGCCAACTGCGCTGACTGACCGTTTCCCAATTCGTGTTCGCATTAATCAGCCTCACCCGAACGCTCTCGCTCGTTTGTCTCCTGACCTTCGTGACTACGCTGTGAAAATGGCTGACGCTGGCGCTCGTCGCTTGTCGCTTCGTGCCTTCATGGCGTTTGACCAAATGCGCAAGACGCTCGGTAAAGAACGTGCTGCTCAAATCGTCTTTCGTGACCGTGCAGAATCAATCCTTGACGCAATCGCAATCAACGGAGTGTCGTAATGACTGATATCCAAATCATTGCGGAGCCTGAATGGCTTTCTCGCAAGGACACGGAACACGGACAGTGGCTCGTTGAATCGTGTGAGCCACGCCGTGGTATTCCAGCGACTTCAATCGTCGGTCGTGCAATGCGTGTACCGACTGCGAACAACGAAATGGAACGCTGTGTTCGTGCGCACGAAATGATGCATGCAAAAGTTTCTCCTGCTGGAGAGTGGGAGCAATGGCAGAAGCGTGGAATCGCTTCCATCCAAGCGCTCACTGTTGTAGAAGAACTTCGTGTCAACTTTCTGTGTGGTAAGGCTGGCTTTCCAGTAATGGAACATCTTACGGACGGTGGAGAAACTGCTGACGGAGAACGCATCACTGCACAAAACAACTGGCAGACTGCTGTTCATATGGCAATCACCACTGCTGGCACTGCGTCTAACAAGGCATACCTTAATGGCGTTCGTCGTCATAATCGTTTGTGGGGCAAAGTACTTGCTGATATCTCTAAGCGAGCAGTAAAGGAAATGGAAAAGGCATACCGTACTGGTCGTCTCGCTTCAACTAGCGTTCACACTCAAATTAAACTTGCTCCATCAGGCTTTGTCTATACAGAAAAAATTGCTGAATGGGTAGACCGTCTTGCAGGAATGCCTGCACCTGACGAACAAGAAGAACAAGAATCTTCATCGGAAGAATCATCACTCGCAACAAAGGGTGAAGATAAATCTTCTAAGCGTGAACACTCCAACAAAGGCGTGTCACCAAAGACAGAGGCAGAAGAGTCTGAACGCTTTAAGAACATCACCCCCGATTCAATGCATAGCAACGTCCCTTATTGGGCTGAACTAGTAATTGAAAAGTTGCCAATGCCAAAACAGACTCGTGGGAACATCGGTAAGAAGCGTGTTGCTTCTAATGTTGGTCGCTCTCCTCGTCGTTTACATCGCATGCTCACCGACCCTGACAAGCGCATCTTTGACAAGGTGTCTCGTGGTCTCGGTGGCGTTGTTGTTATTGACGGTTCAGGTTCAATGTCATTTACTCATGACCAAATTCGTCAAATCGTTGAAGCCTCCCCCGGTGCAACTGTCGCAATTTACGCCGACATGGATTACTCGGCTGGTGGTACGAACATGTGGATAGTCGCTGATAAAGGCAAAATGGTTGACGAACTCCCAGCAGTGGGTGGTGGCAACTCCGTTGACTTCCCTGCACTTGAATGGGCAGTGAAGCATCGGCAACGCTCTAACGCTCCAGTGGTGTGGGTGACCGATGGTGGCGTCTGCGGACCTAACCAAGGGTTCTCTGAAATGCTGGCGATGCAATGCATCAACTACTGCAAGAAAAACCGCATCATCGTTCTTCCTCATGTTGAAGAAGCACTAGTTCAGTTGAAGGCTCTCCAGCGTGGACAGTCTGCTCGTCGCCAGTGGGGACATATGTTTAAGCGCACTTGGCAAGATAAGCAAGGTGTTTCACTAGCCGACGATGAGGTGCGCTAAAGTGAAAAACGTTCGCACACGTGAACTGCCCCCCAGCATGTGTGTAGCCAGCCCTTTGGTTGTGAGTTCTTTCGGCTCACGGCCAAGGGGCACTGGCTTTTCTCCCCCAGACCTCCAGGGGTCATCAAAAAAAATGAAAAAAACAACAGCGCCGCTGCGCTACGTGGTAAGTGTTTACAACGTGCGACGGTGGCGGAAGAGGTTGGCAAAACTAATTGCCGGCGATAAACTTAAACCACTTACTAAAGGAGAAGACTTATGAACGTCCCTCACATTTGTCCACGTTGCGCTGACTCGTGGATTCCAAATAATGAACAGCCAGCGGAATACCCTGGAGCGATATCGCGTTCCGATAATAAAACTGAGATTTGCTCAGCGTGCGGTGTTGAAGAAGCAATGATTAACTTCGCCGGCACAGCGTGTGAACCGGTAGACCAGTGGCCTGTCCGCAATAGAGTTAATTAATCTCAGCGACGACGCCAGAAGACACGGTCAAAAAGTCGCAAAATATTCAGTGACAAGACCGCTACGTAGCAAGCCCGCCATCCCGGAGCACCAGATATAACATCTGCATTATGCAAAATTTTAAAAATTGCAAAAGCGCCGGCCGCCTGGAAGAACGTTCCAATTAAAAAGAAATACAAACCCGTGCGTACAGCAGTAAAATCTAAATCATCCACATCGCCGAAGTCTTCATCCCAATCGGGAGGTCCCCAGTCAGGCATTAGTTTTCTTCACAATCTGGTGAATGCGCTGACGGCTCAAGTCAAACGAATCTGCAATTTGACGAAGCGTCATCCCCTGGCTGCGCATCCCAAGAATCTCAGAATTTCTATTATTATTGGTCGCCGGCCCTGGCTTCAGAGGGCCCCACGTCCATTCACGCAAATTTTCAAGTTTTTGGATTCGTTCCGCGGGAAGGAATCCCTTCTTGCGACGCTGTCTAGTGTAACCCACCCAAGCCCCGACATGCACATCAGTGCCGTCAACGTTCTCAACGTGAACGGCCGGGACTCTGGTATGACCCTCACGTCCGGCGAATTGTTCCAAGGCTCGGATATAAAGTTCAAAACGTGTAGTGTTATCCATGGAGTGAACTTTATTACAACAAAATACAACGAGCGCGAAGGAAATAGGATTTTTTAAAAAATCTTTTTCTTCAGCACTTGACAAAACACTCCCCAAGCCGCTACGGTGGCGGAAAGCAATCATGACAGACGAACCCTACGAAATTTCTGAATATGAAACAGCGGAACAGGCCCTTGAGGCGCTGCGCGAATTCTCAAAAAAATACCCTGCCACGTCTAAGGCCATCAGAGAAATAACTCCTGACGAAATGGGTTCCTTACTCTTCGTAGGTGCCGGACCAGATGTCGTCATCCAGGGAATGCATTATAAAGACAGCGCGTTGGACATGACGGTTTGCCCCAACCTTTTCCCAGGAACTGAAAAAGGACAAATAATCGCAGCGTTCCCAGATTCTCTGGTAACAGCCATCATGGAAAAATTAGAAAACAACTACGAAAAAGACTACAGAGATTACATCTGGCAAAAGATTCTAGGCAGGATGCTGGAAACTGTTGTGGAAATGTTGGAGGGCAACCCTCTACCGAAGATTAACTGGGAGAAATGGCTATGAAAACTTGGAACGAGGCAGCGCGCTTTGCGGTGCAGAAGATTTATTGGCGCGCGGCAGAGATGGCTGAAGAAGTAAAACTCTACGACGTGCGAGAATGTTTAGATAAATTTATTGACATAATCATGCAGCCTCAAGGGCCGGCGGCCATGTCTAAAGAAAATCGTGAAAAATGTTGGATTGAACTGGGGGCCCTGGGGATGCACGCGGGGCATACGCAATCCGATTGCCAATTTGAAAACTACCTCCAGGAAGACGACCTGCTACTCAAGACACTGATTCGTAAGCAGTCAGACTATGGTCCAGAGAACATCGCGAGATTCGGGACTACCGGCCTCGTCGTCCGAATGCACGACAAGATTGCACGCCTGGAGAACTTGACATCAAATCTCAAGAACCCCTGGAACGAATCCATGATTGACAACTTTATGGACGTCATCGGTTACGCGGCTGTTGGAATTTTGTGGGAAACAGATACGTTCCTACTACCGCTGGAGGATTTTGAATCGCCGGCGTCGGCGTAAAATTTATCGTAAGCAGCGACGGTGGTGGAAAGGAATGCGAAAGTGTTCCCGGGCGGAGACGGATGAGCCACCTACTTCTACATCTGCTACACACCCGGGAACGTAGCCGGTACGAAAGGAGGAAATGCCCCGGCTGCCGACTAGACTACACTACAAGTAGTTATCCACAGGGTACTGTTCCCCACACGGAATAAAAATATTTTTCTCCTTGACTTGCGTCTCGGGACTTTTGATGGTAACTTCGGAGACACAACAGATGGCGCGCCAAGCATCTACAAAAAACATTCCTGAAAAATGGAATCCTTTTTGTGCTGCGCGGAATTCAAATTGAATTTCGTAAAGTTTCCCCCGGACCCCCTTCAAAGGGGTTAGTGACACTAAATTGTTAGTAACGTTATTTCTTTAAGACATTGCTCTAATTACCGATTGAACGGTATAGTGAAACTATGACAGAACCTACTAAGAGGGGTAGACGTAAGTCTGCTCACAAAATGTCTCAAGCCTCAAAGACTGCAGCGGTGGCGGAAGAAGACATCATCAACGCGTTTAACTTCTGGACCAACATGCTGGAGAAGTCGCGGCCAATTCTTGATGATAAACGTCGGCAATGTATAGGAGCCGCAATTCATGACTATGGATTAGAGAGAGTACAAAACGCCATAGAGGGCTGTACCTTCTCTGACTTCCACATGGGACGCAACCGCGCAAACAAGAAGTACGACGATGTTAGTCTCATCCTTAGGGATGCAGAACACATAGAGCGCTTTCTGGACTTATACGACAAACGTGAGAAGGGAACAGACTGGTGACCAAGCCTGAACTAGAAGAACTGGTAATGCAAGTATTTGCATCATACAACCAAACTCTTTACGAGACAGATAAGAAGGTTGTCTTACGCGCATGGTTTGACATCCTCCATGATGTGGAGTACCGAGACGCCAAGCAAGCATTCCTGCGAATCGTAGCGACTGACAAGTTCATGCCGAAGCCAGCAGACATCCGACGTACCTATATGGATACCCTGAATAAAGTTGGGGAACAACCGTTACCCCAAGTTGCTTGGGCAATTTTAGTTGGGGTCGTGAAGAAGGTTAATTCCGGAGTAGCAAACGAAGCCCCAATTCCAGTTGGGGTACAAGAGACGATTAATCTACTTGGGGACGCTGCGTGGAACATAGACGGATGGGAAGCGCAGAAGAACTTTATCCGAGTTTACGAATCCGTAGTCGCCGGCCTACAACGACAACTCTACGAAATTCCAGAAAAGAAAGCACAGGAGCAAGCAAAATGACCGAAAATACCAAATACGAACCGCAAGTAGAGGATGTATCAAAAAGCATCTCTCCTTACCCAGTAAAGACTTCCAATCCTGCTCGGATAGAGGTCACGTGGACTGACTGGACTAAGCCTTCCCGTAACTGCCCAGAGTGTGTCTACTACGACGCTATCCCTGGAACTGACTCTGGTATCTGTCACCGCTTCCCTAAAGAAGAAGTAGTAGAGTCTGATTATTGGTGTGGCGAGTTCGCCCGTAACCGAATGGAGACCAAGTGAAGAACAATACAGGTAGACCGCCTTCTCTTCCTACGAAACCAGTAGTCACCTTGACTCTGCGTATCCCTGCAGCCTTCAAAATCCGCCTTATGAATCAGTCCGAAGCCATCGGTATGACCCTTACCGAATATATAACTCTTCTGGTGGAACGCGATGGGGCGTAAACCTAAACAATCAAGAACCCCAAAGGCTATTCACGTCATCACCGTAAAGGTGACCGGAGCCCAAAAGAATCTCTTAATAAAAGCAGCAGAGTCTCAAGGAATGACGCTCTCGGCTTTCTTAGACTGGACCATTTTTGACTATTGCCAGCAAGCAAAGGGTCTCCCAGCGGGTCCTGCTCCTCATCCCAAACCCACACCCGATGAGTATCTGCGTAGTTACCTTCTAGGTGAAAAGATTCTGATGCCCTGTGGCAAGGAAGAGTGCGATATGAAGATAGTGACTTTTGATAACGCCGAGTTCTGTCGCACCTGTTCATTCCGAATCGGCTAGATACTCCACAGTTGACTAAGGGTTGGCCTTACTGGCTTAACTCCCCTACGTCTTTGCTCTGCGGCTAGTTGTCTTGATGTAAGCCCTGCCCATACTCCATGCATATCTGCAGGTGGAAACTCTAATGCGTACTCTAAACAGTGGTCTCTTACTGGGCATCCTTTGCAGATGGCTCTTGCCTGTGCGATGTAGGTAATATCCTTATGTTCTTTGGGGAACATTAGTAGGGTCTTTCCTTTGCATGCTGCGTGGTCAAACCAGTCCTTTTTGGGTATATCCAGTAATCCTTCTGGTTGGGCAACTTTTTTCTGGGTATTGTTATTAACGGTCATAAGAAGCCTTCCTGAGCCTTACAGGGAGCAAACAGATAGTCTCTCCGTCCCTTGTTAGTTGTCTCTTCCCCTACGGTGTTCTTTACACCTTGTTCGGGAACATGGCTCACATATAAGCGCGCGTCGTTCATTCAGGAGTAGTTTTCTTCTTAGGAACTTCCTGTGTAAACGTCTGAAACGGTGCGCCGGTATAGGCGTCAAACTTGCCGGCGATACTCAACGCCTTTAGGCATGTGGTCTTAGCCTGTTGAATGGTTAGTTTCTTGCCAGAAGCAAGGGCTTGCATCGCCCCTAGTGCGTATGAAGACCCAGACCCAGTTGCGTACATGCAATTAGCCTCGGAAGTCCAACTGTAGTCATGCTCTACTAGGTAGATAGAAGCATTAATAACTACAACAATTGACGAGCCCTGCTCTGCTGAGTGTTCTTTATCCTTACCGTCTGGAGGTGAGTATCCCTGAGAATCAAAACACGCTCTTAAAGACGGGATAAATTTAGCAGTAATGAATGCATCTAGTTTCTTTCCTCTTAAACCAGGAGTAGGAATAGGTGGCTGGAATACGTGATGAAGGATGTTAATTGCCCTCATGTCCCCAGCAGCACCTAGCAAATACTTGCTGTTAATGGCAATCTTTGCTGAGCCTGTTCCTAGTGTGGAAATCTGATAGGAACTTCCAGAGTCGTCAAAAGACGATATCTGAGTATCGCAGCCGATAACTGCGTACCCGTCTCCCTGTATTCCTACCAGTGTTGTCACTATGCTACGTATTCCTTGCCACGGAACATTGCCCAACCGTTATAGATGGTGGCGACTTCGTAGGAGAACTTGTGGTCTCCGTCGTCTTCGTAAGTAACTACGCCAACACCTTGCTGCCAGTTTTCAATACGAGTCAAAGGGCGACCGTCTAGGTCTACCCCACCTCTTGTACTAGGTATAGCGCCATCAATACGAGCAAGACACCCAGGAGATGCAGCCATGATTGTCCGAGCACCATCGTAGTCTTCACGTGTTTTAAACGCCGTCTCAATGCGGTGAATGTGTCCATAGATTACCGAAGCCTTTTCATTGTTGAGATATACATGTGCGGTTGAGCCAGAAGACTTAACGCGGTCACCGTGAATAATCTTGAGTTTATTATTAATCCAAAGGTCTGCCGCAGGGTATCCAGGCTTGTATTCAACGCCATACTCGTCCATTCGGCAAAGATATGGCACTGATAGCACCGGCCAGGATTCTGGGGTGTTTCCTTTACGCAACCCATAGGCAGCGCCGGCGTTGGTCAAAAGATACTTAGGCATGCGCTCTTCATGGTTTCCGGCAAGCCAAACAATCTTGGCATTAGGGGCAGCAGCACGCATTTCTGCACAAAATACAGTGGCTCTGTCAATAGATGCCTGAGTAGTTTGAGCGTATGCTGGGTAAGTGAGGTACTTTCCCATCTCCGGAAGGTCTAAGTTATCCCCAACACAAGCCACAACATCTGGTTTTAACTGCTTAATCATCGCTAAACAGATAGAAATAGCCTTTTCATCGTGGGTTGGTTCTAGTGTTCCGTCTTGATTTCGGTAGAAACCTATCTGTATATCAGGCACTACGACGCACGTTTTGAACTGTTTTGGCTCGGATGCTTTTGTCGTTAACTTTGGTAGTTGTACGGAAGGCCCTTGTTGCACTACTGGCCATTCTGGACCAGACTCCCAACTAGGAGAGAACTGGATAGCCGCAAGGTCATGAATCTGAGCCTCGCCTTGGTCGTCTTTAATCATTGACTGATAGAGAGAGATACGCTTGATGTCACCAATCTCCGTAATGTCAATATTTTTTCGCTCTAGCATGTCCGCTAGAGTTCCAAGCATTTTCTTCTTTATTTCGCCTTTTGCTTCAGCAGACGAAACTTCAGTAAGTTTTTCAACAAGTGTTTTTTTATCAGACATTATTTTCTCCAGTTAAACATCCAGCAATAAGTCCATCAGCAAAGCAGGTCTTGCGTACACGGTTAATAGTGTTTTCACTAACGCGCAATCCTTCTGAGGTTAACAGGACAGCAATGCGGCGATTTGATATTGTTGTACCAGTCATAATGCTTGCAAAAGCGGCCTTTGTCTCGGTATCCATTGCTTCATAATAGGTACACACAGTGCACTTCTTTCCTGCGGATGGCTTGTTTAGTTCAAGTAGTTTTTCTTTGAGCATTAGGCTTTCCTCCCTAGTGGTTGTGGATAACTTACATGCAATTTCCACAGCATGCAAGAATGCTAGTCTTTCGTCTGTGTCTATCGGAGGAACCTGTGAAGAATGAAAGTAAATCAGCAGAAGTACATCTAGCGTTGAGCGGGCTTGAGGGTGTCAAAGGAAATAAGAATTTAGTTGAAGAAGTTATGAGGCTTCTAGATACTCAAAGACTCCTTCATTATTCAACGGCCGGCGAGGTTGATTTGTTCTCTACTCCAGGAAGGGTTCTTTACACCTTGATGGAAGACCCAACAATTACCCATCGCGCACTTGCTGTCTATTTAGATTTAAGTGAAAATATGATTGAGCGAACGATTAAAACCCTTATAGAACAAGGGTTAATTACAAAGACAAAATACGAACGCAAAAACGTCTACGCCTTCAATGCTTCAAAAATAAAAAACCACCCTGATATACGTCGTCTTCAGAGTGTTATCAGTGCGGTAAACAGGCTTAACGTGCCGGTGGTCACCGAGGAAGATGAGCCATTTTAGATAGACTCTAATGATGCCTAGTAGACACATAGCCAAAGCCAAGATGAAGCCAGTAATGAAGGCTCCTACCTTTAAATATGGTGGAAGTTCGTATGTAGTCCTGGCTTACGCAAAGATAAAAAAAGCACCTTTTACGGTGGAAAACGTTTTAGGGTTCACATCAAAGATAAGTAATAGTCGTGACGTTAATAGGGCAATAGAGGTTTTGTTAAAAAACGGCTCTATTAAAAAAGTTACCGAAACATCTTGGATAGTCACTCCAGTAGGACTACAGCAGATTTATGACTTTGCGTCTAGACGCTCAGTCCTTGCCCAAGATTAATTATTCAGGTTTCACCCTGCTTATAAACCAAGCATTAAAAACTTCGTCAGCAAGAGGCATAAACCACAGTTGACCAGTTTCTATCTCGCGCCCATCTCCAGACATTGTCCAACAAATTTCCATTTCTGGTAAAGCAGGGCATGAGCCAACGTTGCACTCCATGCCAAAACTGTCAATAAACCACTTAACGACACAGCCGTACCATTCATTTTTGCATTCGCCGACATCTTCATTCGGACAAAAAACTTCAACTACTTCTAGTTCAGATTTGTTGATTTTTAAATGGATTACGTGGCCGTCGTTGTGCCAGACCATTTCATTTGTGAGGCTCATGGATTCACACTATCTCAATCCCAATCTGATTATTGGATAGATTTAGATTTAGTGGCTTATCTCTATACAGGGAAAATGCAATTCCCGCTATGTATATTTTACTATTTTTCAGCCAGCCTTCTTGTCAACCTTGTTGAAAACTTCATTGATTTCTTGCAGGGATAATTTTCCATCATCAAGAAAAGCCCTAGAAAGTCCTTCAATAACTGTTGCTACTCCGGCTATCCCTGCCATCATACATGCTTTCCATAACTCAACGCCGGCGATTGCTCCAGCACCAATAACGCTTAATCCAGACGCAGCAAAAACTGCAAGAATTCTAAGTAACAATGTTTTCATGAATGCCCCCCAGCATGATTTATTTATTTACTAACGCAAACCAAAGAACAGTAGAAAAGGTCGTTCTTGATACGAACCATCCCTTTGATTGTTTCTTTACCGCATGAAGGGCATTTTGCCGATGCGCCCTTGGTTCCGTAATATCTAATTTGAGTTCCATAAACAGAAGGGTCAAGGATTGCTTGCTTAGTTTGTCCTGCCATTGGTTTTGCTGGTTTTTTGCCGGCCATCAGGCATCTCCCTTTACGTGGTCACGAATGTGTTGGTCAAGTTTTACTTCATTACGAATAACTGTTTCTTCAACGCGGTCAATAGAGCGGCCAAGGCTCTTTCCAATAAGGTCTAATTTGCCTGAAACAACGCCGTGGTCTGCTTTGTTCTCGCGTCGCCCTTTTTCAACAAGAGCAACAATGACTGCACCAACCATAGTGATGATGGCAACTGTAATTGCTTCCACGAACTATGCACCAGGCTTAGGAAGTGCACGCCATGCTGCTTCAAACTTTGCAGCATCTTTTGCCATCTCTGGAGAAAGTTCTACATGCAACCACTTGCCGCCAAAACTTCCAGCATTGTCATCAACAGTAAACAATTTTACCCCTGCAGAATTTTCACCTCTTGAACAGCGGAAGCCTCTTCCATAGCCAGGCTTGCCGTCTTTGGCATCTTTGTCAAATGAGTAATCGTGAATTTCTTCAATACCGAGTTCGGCTGTGTGTGCCAATAACCAATCCCACATTTCAACTCCAACTTTGCGGTCTTCGTATCCAAGGTCAACAGCAGCACCGGTGGCATGAACGGACATCCACTTTTCCATACCAGGGTCGCCAATCTTCTTACCTTCGGTGTGAGAGTTTCGCATCAATCTGGCCTGGTAAATCCCCATATTAGAGGCTTTCCATCTCTTGTTGCAGAGTTCTGCGAGTTTTTCAGTTCCAGGCTTTGCACCTTTTCCGTCAAAACTGGGGTAATAAGAATATTTTCTGGCCATGACAATTCCTTTTAAAAGCGAATAGTCAATTTTATCATTCTTCGTTATTGGGAGTAAGCAGAATACCTAATAGATGGATGGTTAATGTGACGCCACTAATCCAGATACCAATCTTCTTTACGTCTCCAGAAAGAGTAATCAGAACAAGCGCCGTACCGGCAAGAGTCCACGCAAGATTATGCGCTTCTTTCAACAACTTCTTTACTAGTCTTAAAATCACTTTGCCCCCCGGCGTCTTCTATTGCTTGAACCATCGCTGGAATCTCCTCCACCGCTCGGACCACCGCCACCACCGGTGGAACCACCAGAAGAAGGCATTGAACCAGAACCTGCAAGAGTCGGTAAACTAGATAATACAGCACCAACGGCTACCACAACACGACGTTGGCCAACATTGACAGCAGACCCAAGTGGTTGATATGTGTCAACTGCTCCATCAAATACGTTAATTTGTTCTTCAAATGCGCTTCTTACTTCGGTTGGTGCATCTTGAACCGCGTTAACAAGTTGAGCCGCCTCTTCTGGAGTTACGTTGGTAATGTCAACCGCATCAAAGATTTCTGTTGCCTGGTCGCCGTCAATGCTCTGCAAAACCTTTGCACTAGTAGCAAGGCTTACTGCTTGGTCTTCTGTAACGCCTTTTTCAATAACTGAATCAACTGCTGCCGCCACTTGGTCTTCGGTGACTGTTTCTGATTCCAAGACATTGACAAGTTCATCAAACTGCTCATTAGAAAGAGGAGTATCCAAAACCGCAGAGATAATGGCATCAAACTTCTCATCTGAAATTGGCTCATCAAATACCGCTTCAATAGCGGCACTGAATTGTTCGGTTGAAAGAGGTTCAGCAAATACCGCCTGAACAGCGGCATCAAACTGGTCATTGCTTAATGAACCAGCGTCAGCAAAGACCGCATCAACAGCAGCAGAGAAATTCTCATCAGACAAAGGTTCCGAAAACACTGAATCAATAACAGTTGCAAACTGAGCGTCTGTCAGGTCTTGGTCAAGAAGGGAATTAACTACCGCAGTTAGTTCTTCAGGAGTTCCAGCGTCTGCTACTAAGTTGCCAACAGCATCTGCAAGTTTTGCATCAGATATTGGTGTATCAAAAATATCAGCAACAGCAGCGTCTGCTGCATCCTGAGTGTCTTTAGGAACAACTATCGGCGCTTCATCCGTTGTTGTCTCTTGTTCTGGGGCATATTGTGGTACCGAGGTGGCGGGTTCTTCGCTTTGGGTATCACTTTTGCTCGGGGGTGTCTCAACTTTATCCTCCACTGGTTCAAATATTGTTTCAATAACGGTTGTTGTAGTTGGCGAAACTGTAATTACTATTTCGGGTTCAGGTTCAGTAGTCGTAGTAGTTTCAGGTTCAGTAGTCGTAGTAGTTGTAGGTTCAGTAGTCGTAGTAGTTGTAGTGCTAGTTGTCGTACTTGGAGGAAGAGTACTAGTAGTAGTAGTTGTTGTTGTTGTTGTTGTTGTTGTTGTTGTTGTTGTTGTTGTTGTACTCGTGCTGGTGGTTGTTGTTACTACCGTGTTTCCATCCTCAACAAACCCTGAACCACCATAAATTGTTGTGTTTTCGCTAAAACTATTAGAACGGGCAGTGGAAAAAGAGTTAGCGTTATTACCATTTATTACTCGTGCACCATTGCTGAAGTAGTTATTAAAATTTATAACATTTGAGTTATTGGAAAAAGTGTTTCCTTCTATAACTTGATTATCTGCGCCAGGAACCCAAGACGTTGGTATCCATGAAAAAATATAAATAGCAGTTCCGTTGTTATTAAAAGTTGAATCGTATACCTGAATCCGGTTAAGTCCCTGCATTTGTGCAGCAACAACGTTGTTAGAAAATACAGAATTTTCAATTTTTACAAATCTTTCAGTTGCCAGACCATATGTATTGTTTAAGAACTGAGAATTTTTAATATATATACGGTCTCCATATGCGGAGTCGTCGCTCTTTACAGAAGGCGTTGAACCGTAGTCAGAACGAATACCATAAACAAGATTTGCAAACTGGCACGACTCAAAAGTGGTTACCGTATTGTTTTGCTGGTACCAAGTGTAGTTTTGAGACTCGGTAAACCTTACGTTAGTAATAGTAAAAGTTCCGTTGTTTGACCAGACAATTCCCCCGGTAGCGTTTGCTCCTTTTTTAAAAGTCATATCACTGATGGATATATTGCGCGTACCATTGTTATATATAGAGCGATACTGGTTATTTCCATCAATTATTGTTTTAGTCATTCCGGCACCAGTGATTGAGATGCTTTGCGTGATGGCTGGAAGACTGGACGTAAGAGTAACCGTACCTTCTGCTGCAAAAGTAATAGAGTCGTATATTCCTCCAGAAGTTGCATTTGCCTGATTGATTGCCCAACGAAATGTTCCTTCTGAGCCGTCATCGGCGAGACTTGTCACAACCAAAGATGTAGCAGCAGGAGTTATTTTTGCTGAGACATTGTCAACCACGGGTCCATATGTTCCAGCCCAGTAACCATTATCCATTCCACTAAAGTTCAAAGTTGCAGAAGAAACTCCGACAGGGACAATTAATGACAATGTAAATGTTTCTTCATTGTGAGCCGTTGACCTGCCGGTACTAGATACCGTTCCGCCAGAGGTAAGTGACGCGTTCCAAGTATCGGCGATTGCTCCCCGACCAACACTGTTGGTAATTGAGTTGTCTACAGTAAAAGAAACTTCTACAGTGTCTCCTGAGTTTACCGAAAAGGACTGATTTACTTCGCCAGTCATATATGAAAAACGAAGAGCACTATTGAAAGCCATTCCGCTTCCACCATTTTGAACTATTGTCCACCCGTTGGAACCGTCAAAGCCTCCATTTGTTATTGGTGATACTGCGCGAGCATGTGAAATAGGGGGTAAAAAAAGAGCAAGTAAAGCAATCGGTATAAAAATTAACGCTCTTGTAAAACGTACAAACGTGTGCATGCGACCCCCCGCATGACAATTTTACCATAAGGGAAAAGCGGTGTTACCACTTATTTACTGGACACACCGCATGAAGTAGTTTTGTCTTTAAAGGCATGAAACAGCCACATTGTGAACATTGTTTTGTTGCAAGGTAGTGTTCGCAGCCTTCACAGAGTTCCATTCTGCTTTGTGCTTCTTCAACCGATGCGTATTCTGTCTCGGGGTTAATGAAATCCAAAGGGGATACTATTCCTGCCTGCTGTTTATCTGCGTTGCGTTTTTTCCACTCTTGCCATGCCGTACTCATTTTGAGATTATATCAAAACAGTAATTCATAATGGTATGATTCTGTTGATTACTTCCGAAGCATTGCAACCAATAGTAATTAGAATAAACCTTTACAACAGTTGTTTTGGTTTTCAACACAACAGGATGGACAAAGATGCCTTTAGGTGATTTTTTAAACGCAGAAGACAAGACGGCCGCACTAGAAGAACTTAGAAATGAAACTTTCAGGGAGTTGTTTGGGTTTTGTATCAAAGCACAAATTGACCCCGATTTAATGGATTACGAAACATGGGAACTCCCAGTGCTGTCAAACGACAATGTGGGTATTTATCATCTTTACAAAGTGATAGACAGATATTGTAATTCTTTAAAAATAATTGACGAAAAAATAGGAAAAGCATCCTAAATGACAGAATACAATTATCTCCCCGAAAGTTTAGTGCTTCGCCCAACATTGCCTGCCAATGAAGGCGTATTCATACTTCATAAATCTATGTTTATAGTTGACGGCAAGAACGTGCCAAGAACGTACAGATGCGACAACCTGTCTTACAATGTTGACCTTCCGGTTCACGGAACCCCCTATGAGGATGAAGGCATTTATGTTGGGTCCAAATCTAAGTGGGATGATTTTAGCCTAGGGATTAGCAGTGTCTATGATTGGGCTGTCATTTTAGATTTTACTCCATATTTTTGTTTTACATATTTAAAGTTTGTACACAAGAATACAGATGGTGGCGAATATGAATATGCTCCAGATATTCATCATAGTAATTCTCCATCCATATTGTGGTTTGGTAAAACCTTAATAGAACTTTTAAAGAACATGAGAGAATGGACGTTCATGTTGGAGGAACCATTTAACTCGGACCATCCGATGGCAATTTACTCAAAACTTGCTTTTGATAAACTAGAAACTCCACAATGGGTGTTTGACGAACTTGACGCTTTCCCCGACATGCATCTTGCTAGGTTTCTAAAAGGTGACGAAGACCATAGAAATAGTCAAATTGAATTACCACAAATGTCTGATGAAATAAAAAATTGGATTAAAGAGAAATTACTAGAAAATCCATTTAAGTCTACAAATGACAGATTAATGGAATTACAAATCTAACTGCCGCCGCCGCCGCAAGAACTAGTGCTTCTGTAGTATTTACACCCGCCTGTATAGGTAGCCCTGTACTTGTCATCAACGTAGCAATACTCTGCGGTATATGAGATATGTTCATAACATCCACATCCAAAGTACTGGTCTACTGCTTGACTTATGTAGTAATAGAAATTTCCTGTTCCATTTCCTGCACTGTTGGTTTCTGCAAATTTAGTGTACGTATTCCCGTCGTAAACAAACGAATTAGTATATGTGGTAGGGGTCCATGAACCAGAACAACCCGAACAGGACCCACCCGTACATGCCGAACAAGCAGCAGTACATGCATCCGTGCTGTTTGAATTGTAACTGTAGCCAGTTGTAAAATTGTCTCTTGTCCACCTGTAGCAAGTTTTAGAACTCGTATCTCCGCTATACGTGGCAGTACCACACGAACAAGGGCAAGCCGTATCGTTAGCACAAGAACAAGGAACAGCGCCAGACTGAGACGTCCAACCGCCATAACCGACCGCCGATATTTCGCTGTACGGACCAGTACCAAGACTGTTAACCGCTGCTACTCTTACTTTAGTTGTGGTACTTGTATAGCCAGGGTCAAAAGTTTTATAAACGGCAGTAGAGCCTGTTGACACAGCACCTGCAAAAGTAGAACCATCATTAGTTGTTGTCTGATAAACGTATCCAGTAATTGCGCTACCACCATTTGCTGTAGGAGCGGTCCATGCCAGTGTGTCCTCGGTGACACTGTCCTCGGTACCATGAGTCATGGCTCCTATGGTTGGAGCGGCAGGAACAATGTTTGTAACTACGACTCCGGATTCACCCGCTGTGTCACCATAACCGTTTTCATTCTTTGCTGTAATTTTAAACTTGTACGACCCACCGTTGGTTAATCCAGTTACCAATATTGAAGTATTAGTATTTCCGGTGTCAGCATTAAAAACTACATAATCTGTATAAGGCGATGGAGCGTATGCAACGTTATAACCAGTTATCGCTGAGCCTCCATCTGGAAGCGGAGAACCTGTATTTGCTGGGGCAGTCCATGACACGGTTGATGATGTCACTCCGTTTGCTGTCCCAGAAACACCTGTCGGCGCATTTGGAACAGTAGAAGGTGTTACTGCGGTTGCGGCGCTTGATGCAGTTCCAGCACCAAGAGCGTTCACTGCTCTTAGTTTAACTCCGTAAGAAGTTCCGTTTGATAAGCCAGTTATAACTAAAGGAGAAGCAGTAGTCCCTGTAGCCCGAGTTGTCCATGTTGCGTACGAGTCTGTAGAAAGGGCGTACTGGTAGGTTGTTATTTCTAGTCCACCATTAAAGGCTGGAGCAGAAAACGCTACAGATATTTGTCCGTTGCCTTTTGTGGACACAAGAGAAGTCGGTGCGTCAGGCGTCGTTCCTCCTCCAAAATAACCTCTAGAGGACTGACCTCTTCCAGCAAGAAATGGCATTATGCAAACTTTGACTGGCTAGCGAATACCGTGTACTGAGCACCATTTCTAAATACCGTAACCGTGTACGCGTCTACCGCTCCAGAACTTGAGCCAGCAGGATAAGCGTTTCCACCAAACCATTTAATAGCAAAAGGTGTGGCATTGTTTACTTTTATGAGAGATATTTTTCCAGCGGCAGACCCTGAAGTGATAGCCACCAAAACAGTTACAGCACTTTGGTCGGCCATTCCTGTTGTTGTTATGTCTAACGTAATGTTGGTTGTTGTGGAAGCGGTGTAATAGTAAACAGCGCCGTCAGTGATTGCAACTGTCAGTGGTGAACTAAGCGATGCGTTGGATATGCTCGCTTTTTCAAATATTTCTTCAATTTTTGTTGTGCCCGTGAGCGATAAGTTACTTCCAAGTTTGTCAGAACTTACAGCGCCGTCTTCAATATCTTCTGTCTTGAGCGTAAGGTTTGTGATGTTTGTAGAAGCAACAGTGATTCCAGAAGGCAATGCACCGGTTGCTAGTTTGCTTAGAGCAATAGAAGCAGACGCACTAATGTCACCATCAACAATAGTTAAGTTTTTAATCTTGTCTGAAGTGACAGCCTCTGTGCCAATTTTGTTTTCAGTTACAGCACCAGTTCCAATTTTGGTTGCGGTTACAGCGCCAGTGCCAAGTTTGGTTGCGGTTATGCTGCCATCAGCAATGATTGCCGTTTGTTCGTTCCAGTTGGCTCCGTCATAAATCCAAATAGAGTTCGTATCTCTGAGGTACGTCAAGCGTCCTTCAAAAAGAAGGGCTGGGTTTGCTCCAAAGAAGGCGCTTCTTGCTACTGCGTCGTCATAGTGTCCAACTGATTGGGCCATGAAGTAGCCATTTACATCGGCTGCTGTGAGGATGTCGCCTGCACTGAAATTTTTAACGCCGAGTCCGGCCATGACAACCTCTTATAATAGAAAGATACATTTACTAAGTAATTTTACTGTGCTTGTGGGTATTGCACTGTAAAGGATTAGTTAGAAAGTTCGTAAAAACCTTTGCCCCAAAGAGTCAAAAGACGCTTGAAGTACTTGTCGTATAGTAAAGCGTTTGCATCTAATCCAAAACGTTCAACTGCGTACTCTCTAATTGCTTTGCGGTCAAGGTTCGGAGCATCTCGTGCGGCATCAATAAATTGTTGCAATGTGCGGCAACGAAAACCATTTACTCCCTGGATTACGTTTTCAGGAAAAGCGCCCCAGTCTGTCGTGATTACAGGAGTTCCACACGCCATCGCTTCGGCTACGACCAACCCAAATGGCTCTGTGTAAATAGTTGGGACAAATGATGCGATTGCGCCACCCATCAGTCTGGCTCGCTCTTCTGTTCCAACGACTCCTACGTACTCGCCGTAATCGGGCACAGTTCCTTGTCCAGCCACTATGAGACGCTTTCCTAGGTGTCTACAGACATCTACGGCCACCTGATAGCCCTTACGGTCAATAAGCCGTCCTATGAAGAGATAGTAGTCATCGGGTGTCTCTCTAAAAGGGAAGTCCTTTATGTCTACATGGCCTGGAATTACATCGTCATAAAACTGACCGTCTACGTCGTTGGGATTGCCAGCCGCTGCCCCATAAACAACATGCATCCATGCATAGGATTCAAATACCTTGTACTTGGCAAAAGTTCCGCCATATCCAACCTCAAACTCCACAGTCATGTTCTCTGGGAATGCGTCAGCGATTACCTTGTGTGCTCGTCCACCAATTACACAAATGAAGTCTTTAGGCTGAATTCGCTTAGCCATTTCTTCAATAGCGGTGTTGTTGAACTTTACCCAATGAGGTAGGGCGTAATCAAAAGAAGCAAGGGAGTAATGCTTGCCTTCTAGGGAGTCAAGGCGCTCTTGTTCTGAGATGCACATGATGTTCTCATCACAGGGAGCGTCAGTAAATTCCCCACCATAAAGAAAAACCTCATGATTGAGGGATTTCATCATTATTGCAAATTTACGAACATTTTCAGTAAAAGCGCAAGCGGTGAAATCTAGGGTTGTATTTGCGTGAGGAAGACCTACAACATGAAATCTCATGCTGGAATACTATCAGGGCTATTGATTGGTTTTGGCCCACTGAATGACTTTTTTGCTTGTGTGTTGCGCAATGCAGTTGTCGGCAATTGAGGTGATGCTGTACCCAAGCGATTCAACATAGGTAAGAATTTCCTTACGCCGTTCTTGGTACCAGTCCATAATGCTCCAAGTCTCAAAAATAATGGGTGGATAGTTGTTTGCCTTGAGGGTTTCTAGACCGCCCTTAATGACGGCCAACTCAAGACCTTCAACATCTATCTTGATGAGTCTGATGTTCTGGAATCCGTAATCGTCCAGTCGGTCAATCTGTATCTTTTCTAGCCTGCCCTGACTAGCGCACTGATTATTGTTTTCGTGGACTCCAGCATCAAGACTGAATGCGCCGATATTTACTTCAACCGAATAATCAGGGGTAAATATTTCAATCTCGGTTGCAGTCTCCCCGAGACCTTTGTTGGTTAAATAAACATTCTCTAAGCCGTTCAAAACAACATTGGCGCACAACTGATAGAAAACTATCCTCTGTGGTTCAAAACCGTAGAACTCAATACCGGGGAATCGTTTAGCCAAAGGAACAATATAGGTTCCGACATTGCTTCCGATATCTAGAATTACCCCGTCCTTGTTATCTCCAACCAAGATTGTTGAATAATATTCAAGCCATGTATCGTGACCAACACCTGACCTAAGTCCGTCGCTAATAACGTCAGGCTTATCAAAGATGAGGAACTGATTCCCCCTGCATTGAACTATAAGCGTGTTAGGAAGCATATAAATTTATTCTAAACCCAAAAAGGACTAAAACCACCAGAAGTGCTTAATGATTGAAAGACTAGCCAGAATCACCCAAGCCATATTGAAGAGAATGATTGTGGGGAGCGTCTTTTCAGTAGATGACCAAATGAGAGCAATGCTTGAGGCGATAGCGAAGATGTAAACCCACCACCACTGGTAGCCCAAAAGCAAACCGGGAAAGATGATAGCGATTTTGGTGGCAAATCCCCACGCCTCTACGATGTTTGGTTTAGTCCAATACCCCTTGTGAGACATTGTCTTCGTTGCTTGAATTACTTTTTTCAGCATCTCTCCGTGCTTTCTTTTCATTTGCTAGTAAATGATGAACAAATCGTATAGATGCTCCACCAAGAAAATGAAGTTTCCAATGAAATGCTTCCCACTCTTTAAGCGTATTTGGAAGGGTTAAATTATCTGTTTTACCCATATATTCTTCAAACATACTAGTTGTACGCTATGTAAGCAAGAAGAGCCTTTTTTGCTTTAATTTGTTCCGAGTATCTAAGGCTCGGTTGTGGCAAAGAAGGGTCAGATTGATTATTAACAAATTGAATTACTTCTTTTGCTGTCAAGTTTTTGCTATTTAACTCTAGTTTTTCGCATACTTCATAAATTACAGTTTCTATTATTGTTTTTTCTGTTGCCAAAACTTCTGAATCAATATTTATATTTTCTGGGTGATTAGCGACTAAAGCATTCAATGAAACATACCGTAATTTTTTACAAAGCCACGCAAACAATAACGGGCCGACTGTTGTTGTCTCATCAAAGTCCGTCCGAGCGTTGTTTACATTTTTAAGATATCTGTATACGGGCATATCTTCTTGATGTTCATTAATTTCATTAACAATATCTTGTCCAAGTTCTAATGACTCCATAAAATTCTTAGAGTCAACAACAATCTCATCATTAATATTAAAAGGTTCATTGTTAAGAGAAGCCCACTCAATAATAAGTTTCATTGCCCCCATTAAAGTTTTTGCAACACCAGATACGGCGGGCCAATCTTTATAAGAAGAACCAAGCCCGTCTACCTTAAAATACTCAATATGTGAAGCACCGCAAACATTTATGAATGGAACTATTGACTTTATTGTTTGGCCGTTAAATTTTTCACTGTCAACGGGCGCTGGTTTTTGCCCATCAGTTAATGCGTATGGTGTGACGCCGTATGTATTGGTGTCGCAGCGTGATTCATAAGATAAAAGAGGGTCATAGTTTGTAGCCATTAAATTTGGCATAGAAACAGAGTTTAAAATACAATATGCATCAGAAGGGTCAATTGAATCTTGATGAAGTTGGTCATAAACAAACTCATAGCATGACCACTGGATGATTGATTCTTTTTGATTAGAAATCAAAACATAGTTGTAGTCAACTTTTGATACATTAAAGTCTTTAAAAGCAATGATTGTTTTATCATCTGCAATAAATGAATCATATTCGGTATATTCAATGTCACCATCTGGATATCTCAAATAAAGTTTAAAGTCGTATAGTGATTCATAAACATAGTAACAACCGTATAAAGATGGATTTATTTCTGATGTATTGTTCATTTTTATCTTCTATTAATAATTTTTTTAATAAAACTGGTACTAGGAATAATGGAGTCCTGCAATGCTTTATCTACTACCAATTTGTGGCGGCGATAGGGTCCTGCCGTTCCATCGTGTGGAGCAACATGGCCCATTCCAAACCCAGTACTAGCAACATACTTAAAGTGCGACTCGTCATTAAATTCAATTTCGGTAAAGTCAGAATCACGTTTAAAAGGAATAAACTGCGCAATTGGGGTTCCATATTTAATTGTAAAAGGAGAATCACCAGTAATATTTAAAACAATATTAGCCAGGTGATAAAAATCTGTATGAACAATTGCTGGAATTACTGAGTAGTTTTCATTGGGTTCCCAATACATGGGCAAGAGAAGAGTTGACCAACCTGGTGCAGTCTCAAAGCGCCAAGGATTTACAATCTTTGGATATTGTCCATTTTCAATTTTTCTGATGTCCGTCATTGGGCATTGACCAGTTGAGTCAAAATTAAACCCCATAACAGCATTTACACCAGCCTGTGGACTAAAATCATCTCCACCAGTTTCCCACCCACCTTGCGGGTTTGGGCGAAAACGATAGTTTGTCCACATTGGTAATGTCACACCAGCAGCCAGCAAATCTATAGTTCCAGCGCACTTGCGAAGAGAGCCTTCACCTTTTTTAATGCGCTGAAACCATGTTGGAGGATTTGTGATGGCATTTACGAATGGGGGAGATTCCATTAGCCTATTATCTGACGGCGTGAACCTTATATTACCCGGTTTTACTTTTGGTAATTTTTTCATCTTGCTATCCATTCATTGTCAATTTGCGAAATCTCTCGCAATGCTGCTGCGTGGTCAACAAGTTCGCCAGCATGACGGTTATGTCTATATGTATCAATTTCTTTAAATACTGATTCACGAATAACAAGAGAATCTAATGCCTGAGTGCATGCTTTAGGATTAATAATTCCTTGTCCTTGTCCAACATGGGCAAGGTGAGGTGTTAGAAATAATTCACCTGAATTACCTTCAAAGTCATAACGGGAAGGAGGCCGCTCAGACCAAAGTTCAATTAGGTCCTGAAGTTCTTCATTCAGCGGCATGTTTGACATTGCCTTCCAAAAAGGAGTGTCTTGCCTATCTGAATAATAATGAAGACGAATCATTGTTAAAATATTGCGCATTACCTTGGTAAATCCATTATTAAAATGCTTTTGTGATGCAGTATTGGATGGTTGATATGACGCGATATAGGGAACAATTTGTTTTATCTGTTGGATTGTTGAACCAATGCTCGTTGCCTCTAAAGGCTCAACAAATGCTGAAGCCAATCCAATGGCGCAGCAGTTTTTTACCCAAACATTTTTTAAATATCCAGCATCAAATTTAATTACACGCGGATTATCAATCTTGTATCCAGACATTTCTTCTGCTTCATGAACTGCTTCATCTTGACTAATGAATTGAGAAGAAAAAACATAACCATTGCCACGTCGCTCTTGTGTTGGTATTTCCCAAATCCATCCAGCAGATGCAGCCCGAGCACGGGTGTATCCGTGAATTTTGCCATTTGGGTCTGATTCGGTAGGGAAGGGAATGGCAGTATCACACAATAGGTGATTATCAAAGGATACCCAATCATTGGCATCCAGTTTATTCATTAATACCCGATTAAAACCGCTTGCATCAAACCAGAAGTCTGCAACAATAATATCTTCCGCTTTGGTAGTTACAGATTCTATAATTCCGTTCTCGGAGTTTATTCCTATTGTTTCTACAATTCCGTCAACAAACTTGACTGTTCTATTAAATGCTAGAGACATAAAATATTCGTTAAGTTTGTTTGTATCAAAATGAAATTGATTAGTTCCCTTATGCATGTGCTCACGCCTGATTTTGTCTCTTACGAGGCCCACGCTAGATGTTTGCGTAGTAAACAATTTTCCTTGTTCAACCCAGCCCATGTATGAAGCAAAAAGACCAAAGGCATAAATATCATCTGGTTGTCCAACGCTATGAAAGTAATCTGGTGTATGTGTTGTCCAGTTTTCATAACGGATACCGTATTTATGTGTAGCGGCAGTTGCTACAAGCATTTCTTCCAAAGGAACATCGCATAGGTCCATAAATTGTTTCCAATGCTCAGTACTTCCCTCTCCAACGCCAATAATTCCTATTTGCGAAGATGAAATAACAGTAATGTCAGAATGAGGAAATGCTTTTCTTAAAATAAGAGCAGCAATAAGCCCTGCTGTTCCTGAACCAACAATCCCAAACGATATTGGTTTTTGTGATTTAACTTGACGAAATTCAATTAAGTCTTTATCTGTTTGCATGCTGAATAGTCTATCCTTCTTATGAGTACCATGTCACCATAGAAAATTTAATTCCCTTAGATACGGGGTGAGCAATATGGATATAGGGAAAGTTAGATGGAAACAAAATAACTGAACCCACTTTGGGTGGAACTGTTAATCCTATCGTAGGGAACTCTAATTCTCCACCTTCTTCAGGTTCTTTCAATGTTCCAACCATACTAAAAACCCTTGCATTATCTCTAAAGTGGTCGTAGTGCGCATGATACTCTGACTCTGGTAGATATTTTAATACGCCAAACGGTTCTTGAAAAGCGTTGGGAAGCATATTCTCATTGCGGTAATCCTCTACTACGGCATCTACATGCTCGCGAATATTAAGATTAAAAAATTCAGATAGTTCCGTTGGAGGATATGGCTTCATTAGGGGAATAAGAGAGCATGATAATGATGTCCTATAGTCAGTTACGGTTCCTTGGTTGCCTACACCAGAATTTGACCAAGTTAAATCATTCCACTCATCTTTTATATCTTCTTCTAGTTTTTGTAAAAAATACTCTGCGTCTTCAGGGTTAAATACATCTTCGTAAAGAGAAACACATGTTGCTAATTTTTTAATTTTCATATAACTTCTATTACTCCTGAATAAATTACTTTAGTGTCATTTTCAATCAAATATAACTTTTTGCCTAAAGAATCAAACCTGGACCTAAATTTTAATACATGCTTTTCTCTTAGACTTGGTTGAATTATTTGCTCGCTCAAGTCCGCATTTTTTATTTTTAAAACAGCACTTTTGTCAAAATCTACAAAATCGTTGGTTAAATCAATTGAATGTATAAACCCTAGTTTTACTGTCTGCCTACATTGAATAATATTCTTTTCTGGAAAAGAAGCAATGTGTATTTCTTTTCTATTTATCCCATCATTAGGCTCTTGCATTCTAATGCTGAGTGTTGATTCTAGAGATAAATCTAATGCTTCTTTTGGAATATCGCCGTTTACTAATGAGTCAACGGGGACATAGACAAATCGCTTCACGATAGTTCGGCTAATTTACTTTCAATAAGATTCAACGACTCAAGCAAGTATGAAAGCCGTGTTAGTTCACCAACAAATGAATCGTTTGAAGCCAATGGTGCGGTTGGGTCAAAATCGTCTGGGTCAACGTTCATGCGTACAAGCAAGTTATAAACTTCTCCTTGTATGCCAACTTTTTGACCCCGAAGAGCCGCTGTTTTTTGTTCATTTGTAAGACCAAGGTCCATTATTTTCTCCTATGTATTAATGAGAACATATGCGGCACCAGATGATGCCGAGTAGTTATCTGAATCTGCAGTTAATCCTGCACGAGTATCGTAAGTAATAGTACCAGCAATAGAATCGGTAACGACAAGGATAGCGCCACCGCCACCTGCGCCGCCGCGTTTACCGCTTGAACCAGAACTACTTCCACCTGCTCCGCCTGAACCGCCTGCTCCACCTGCACCGCCTGCACCGCCTGCTCCAC